ATAGGGATATCGCCAAGCGGTAAGGCACCAGACTTTGACTCTGGTATTCGTAGGTTCGAATCCTGCTATCCCTGCCAAATGGTTCACTAGCTCAGTCGGTAGAGCACATGACTTTTAATCATGGTGTCCGGGGTTCGATTCCCCGGTGAGCCACCAAAATAAATATGCAGATGTGGCGGAACTGGCAGACGCACTAGACTTAGGATCTAGCGCCTACGGCGTGCAGGTTCGATTCCTGTCATCTGCACCAATTTGCGGAAATGACTCAACGGTAGAGTGTCACCTTGCCAAGGTGAAGGTTGCGAGTTCGAATCTCGTTTTCCGCTCCAAATTTGCGGGTGTAGTTCAATGGTAGAATCCCAGCCTTCCAAGCTGGTCGTGTGGGTTCGATTCCCATCACCCGCTCCATACATAAAGCCCAAAATCTTTGATTTTGGGCTTATAACATATTATGCGCCTGTAGCTCAGCTGGATAGAGTAGTGGACTTCGAATCCAATGGTCGCAGGTTCGACTCCTGTCAGGCGCACCAAAAGCATTGAAATATCAAAGTTTGCAAGTTTGCCAATTTTGATATTTTTTGATTTTAACACACTTTTAACACACTAGAAAAGTAAAAAATAAAACGATAAATATCCTTATGCTTATTAATCAAATAATTTGTTCAACTTTTCCACAGCAATTATCTTTTCTTTTGGCATAACATGTGTATAAATGTTAGCTGTCACAGATATATCTGCATGACCTGCTAATATTTGAACAGTTTTTAAAGGTACACCCGCTTCAAATAATTTGGTGATGTAGGTATGTCTTAAAGAGTGAAACTTTTTATGTTCTATTCCTGCTTTATCTAATATTCTTTTAAAACTTTTTCTTAAGTTATTTGAATCAATATTTTTACCTAATTCTGTAGTGAAAACAAAATTACTTTCTATATATGAATTTCCAACTTTATTTTTTTCTTTTTCTTGATTTATTCTATGCTCTGTTAATATTGGTATTAAGTTTGAGGGGATAGGTACAGTACGAATTGAATTTTTAGTTTTAGGAGTTTGTATTATAGTTTTATATTCTTTAGAGCCATCAGCAGAAATAATATTTACTTCTTTTATACTTCGTTGGACTTTCAATTCAGAATAATCATCAGATATATCGGTCCATTCCAAAGCAAGCAATTCTCCTAGTCTTAAGCCGGTTCCAAGAGCAAGTAAGATGCAAGCTTTTAGCCTATGACTTTTTAGTGTGTTTTTTAAAAGATTTATTTCTTCGTCAGTATAAATTTTAATATCTTCACTATCAATATCTGTAGTATCTGTTTTCCCAGGTATAATAATTTTTTTACCTAAACAAGGATTTTTTAATATGTATCCTTCATCTACAGCATAGTTAAAGAATGTTTTTATTAATTTATTTAAAGTTTTTATTGGATTGCTGCCCTTGCCATTTTCGTATAATTCATTATAGTACCGTTGAATTTGTATAGGTTTAATATCACTAATTTTTAATCCATAAAGTTTACTGCTTTTTATGTAATTGCGGTAGATACCTTCATATCTCTGAAATGTAGACGGTTTAATCTCTATTGAAACTCTTATTTTTTCAAACAACCATGAATGAATTAATGGACCAAAGGTTAAAGTTTTATAATCAAAATTAAGACCATTTTTAATTCCATTTAGATATTCATCTCTTTTGGCTTCTGCTTCCTTTTTAGAAGCACCATAAAATTGTTTTCTTATTAGCTTACCATTAGAATCGCGACCGATAGAAGCTGTAACTCTAAAGTATTCAGAGCCGTTAATCTCTATATTGGTTTTACGTGCCATTCTTTCACCTCATTTTAAAGTGCCTATATTTTAACCAATTGCTTTAAAGCTCTAATAGGAACTTCAAGGCAGCTGGCTATTTGCTCATATGTCATTTGATACATCATTATCTCATCAAATTCTAATTGAGAGAGTTTCAACGCAAAATAATCTGCTTCTTTTTCATGCTTATCTTCCTTAGGAAGAGATATATTATGAGCATCTAAATGCAAAATAATGTGCCCTAGTTCATGTCTTAAATAAAACATCTTGTGCTTCTGATGTAATTCATTTTTGATAAAAACAGTATTTAATGTATCAATAAAGACTGAATTTTTTCCTAGTAAAATAGGATTATCATCATCAACCTCTATTATAGAAATATCCATTGCATCTAAAATTTCATATGGATTATTAGTACCGTAAGTTTCCATAATCCCCAAGACTATCTCGTCAATTTCTCCCATGGTTGCCCCCGTTATTTTTTATATTTATAGCTTACAAGTCTCATTTGCTCTAGTAATGCATTTGCAAAATCTAGTATTTCTTTATCTGTTAACTTGTCTGCATTAAATCCTTCTGAAGCAAAAATTTTATGTTTTTTCACATAAGTTCTAGCAGGTTCTGCATCATCAAAATGTTCTGGAATAAGTTCTAATGAATTTATTTCTGCATTATTTTCGGTATGTGAGTTTTCTGTGCTATCTTCCTTAAAGAGTTCATCTATAGAAACCTTAAGTGCATCTGCTATTTTTTGTAGCGTCTTTGTAGTTGGATTCTTATCTTCCTTGTTTAAAATATCACTTATCGTAGATTGCGAGACACCAGATAGTTTCCAAAGCTTATAAGCTGATATCCCTTTTTGATCCATGATTTCAATTAATCTAATTCTATTAAACATAGTTTACACCTACTTACTTCGTTATATCTAAATAGTACATCTAATTAACGATATATGTCAAGGATTTGGAAGCAAATAAAAGCAAATGAAAGCTAATTTAATATAGTGCTTTATTATAACGATATATAAAACTTGAATGTACTTCTATATAAAGATATAATAAGAACATACCAAGAAAAACAAACTTAGGGAAGGAGAAAAAATATGGAGATATCTGAAGAAAAATTTAAAATATTAATAAAAGAAATTATCAAAGAGGTGCAATTAGATAAAGAGCCAAAGCTGACATTAACTATTGAAGAAGCAAATAAGCTTTCTGGAATAGGAAGGGACAAATTACTTGAACTAGCACATAATCCAAAATCAAATTTTCCATGTTTTAAAAATGGTAACAAGTTTTTAATAAATAGAGATAAATTAGTAAGCTGGTTAAATGAAATATCAGAGAAAAGAATAATAATCTGATAAAAGGAGTTGAAAGCTAAAGTGAAAAAATATCATTTACTTAATTGAATATTAAATACGACTAAATAATCAAAAGGTGATGAAAGGAGTAAAAACATATGTTTAAAAGAGAGGTAATGTTATGAACGAAAAGATATGGTATGTATGTCCAGTATGTAAACAAAAGCTACTTATGATAAATCCAATAAAGGACATTGAGGGAGTTTATATAAGGTGTAAAAAATGCCATCAGGAAGTTGAAATTATACATAAAAAGAGTGCCTAAGCCAGAGCCACTGAGCCAGAGCGTGAGCCGTGAACATGTATCAATGTATACATGATTCAGGGCTCTTTTATTTTGGCTAGAAGGGGGGGGAGAGTGTGTCAGTTGGAGATAACATTAGAAGGATCGCTGAAAAAAAAGGAATTACAATTTATAAGGTTATGAAAAGTAGTGGCGTTTCAATGGCTTATATGTACGACTTGGTAAATAACAAACAAACAAACCCAAGTATATATATCTTGAAAAAAATAGCTAACGCATTAAATGTAGGTGTAGATGAATTAATAAATTAAAAATAGTCATGAAAGGATGAAAAGAATGGAAGAAATTCTAAAAAAGATAGAAGCTTTAGAAAAAAGGGTGGCTGCACTTGAAGGACAGGTTCAAGCACAGCAAAAAAACAATGAATATAAACTTTACCATTGATAACGTAAATAGTGATCTCGTAGATTACTTAGCTAAATGTATTATTCATTATCAAAATCAGATAAGTCTTCGCTCTTGCTGATAAATCCTATACGTCTTGGTTCACGAGTTGGCTCATCTTTTTTAGTTGATAACAGAAGAAAACTAAGTTGATTAACATGTTGTATAAGTTCAGCAAACTGACCATTAACATATCCATAAAAATGGATTAATGAAGGATTTGAGAATCCAATTGAAGTTACATTTAATAAAATACTTTGACCAAAACTTGCTAGTTGAATTGCGACTTCATGATCGTTATCTAAACTATCTTCAAAGTCTTTTATTGACTCCATAATAACTTCATGTTGATAGTCTGCAAGATGATAATTCCGGATATTAAGGTTAGGAATATCTAAGGGTTTTAATGCTGGAATATTATAAGTATCTCGTATATTTAAAGACATAATACAATCACCCCCTTTCAAATACAATATTCTACAAGATATTGAGAATACCTTCAAAAAGTAATCGACACTAGGGGAAAGTCAAATACAAAAGGAGAGGATTTAATTGAATAATTTAGTACTTTTAACAAATGAATTAGTTCCAGTTTATAAAAACGAGAAGGGTACCAAGCTGGTGAATGCTAGGGAGCTTCATGAGTGGCTTGGAAGTGGACAAGATTTTAGCGACTGGATAAAAGGAAGGATAGAACAGTACGACTTTGTACAGGATAAGGACTTTACCATAATTTTAGGGAAAAGTTCAGGAGGCAGACCAAGTAAGGAATACATAATAACTTTGGATATGGCTAAGGAGATTTCCATGGTTGAGAGGACAGATAGAGGCAAGGAAGCTAGAAAGTACTTCATATGGTGTGAGGAAAAACTAAAAGAGGTAGTAGCAAGGCAGCTTTCCCCTATGGATCAGTTAAGACTTCAGTATGAGGTTTTAGGGCAGCACGAAGAAAAACTTAATAGCATAGAAACTAGAGTTAATCACATTGAAAATAAGATGGTAATAGAACATGGACAAGCAGTTACAGTCAAGAAAACAGTGGACAAACGTGTAGTTACAGTATGCTTTGGCTCAGAATCGCCAGCTTACATAGACAAAGAGTTAAGAAACAGAGTTTATAGAGCACTATGGAAGGATTATAAAGAGTACTTCAATATAGTTTCCTATCACGACACCTTGAAGAAAGATATTGATAGAGCATTAGAATTAATAAAAAGTTGGAAACCTAGCGGCGGTCTTCTAAGAGATATTCAGATAGCAAATACTCAACTAACTATATAGGGGGAGCGATTTTATGTTGGATAAGCTTAGAGCTGAACTTAATGAATGTATAGACCTTTACGGAAATCTTCATCCTTCAACAATAGCTAAAAGCCAGGAGTTAGATGTGGAAATAGTAAAAGCTATGAAGGAAGGATTAAATTGAAACAAGGTAGACGGCTTACAAGGGAAGAGAAGATGTTTCTTAATAAACAAGGATTTAACCACAAAGACCACCTAAGAGCAAGCAAGACTGCTGAGGGATATGGATTTGAACATAGATTGACAGGTAAGTTGTTGGATATAAGGAGGTAGAAAAATTGACACAGGCAGGTAGCATAGTACTGACAGTTTACAGCTTAGCAGTAGTTTCTCATATAGCTTATAAAAGTTTCAGAAAGCTACAGAATAGACTAGATAAGGGATGGGAAGCAATATTGCTAGTCCCAGTGTTGATTTTGTTAATTAACCAGATATAAAAAAGAGGCTCTCAGAAGAGCCCAAAAATAAACTTGCAATTTAATTTTAAATGAAGATGGAGGATTAATCAAGAGATGAATATATATCAAAAACTGCAGAAATGTAGAGTGGATGTTCAAAAGAGCATAAATAAGAAGTCAGGACATAATACATTCTCGAATTATAACTATTATGAGCTTGGAGATTTTCTTCCGCAAATTAATGAATATATGGACAAGTACCATCTTACTGCGATATTTAGCTATGGTACTGAACAAGCTACCTTAACTATAGTAAATACCGAAAAGATAGATGAGAAAATAGAATTTTCAACACCTATAGAGGTAGCTCAATTAAAGGGATGTAATGCTATGCAGAATATAGGAGGTACTCAAACTTTTGCTAGAAGATACCTGTATGTTATGGCCTTTGAAATTTCAGAAATAGACATTATAAACAACGGTGAAATAGATTCGGAAGCAGAACTGGAGAGAAAAAAGATTGACCTGGCAAAGGTTGAAACCTTAAAACAACTTATTAAGAAGACAAATACAGATGAGAAGCTCTTCTTAGAGTATTTTAAGGTTAAGAAGATAGAAGACATTACAAACGGATTATTTGTTAGATGTATGAGTACACTTCAGAAAAAGCTTTCAGAAGTTCCAAAGGAACATATTGAATCAAGAGAAATAGATTTAGGGATATAGGGGGAAACAAACGTGTTAGATTTTGTAATTAAACAAGAGCAGTTGCCAGTGATACAGGTTAATTTCGACGAAATGAAAAGAGCTTTATCAGATACAATGCAGCAATATACAGGAATTATTGTAACTGAGGATAGTTTATCGGCTTGTAAGGTTACTCAGAAAGAACTTGCAGGCATAAGGGTCAAGATTGATACCTACAGGAAGGACAAGAAGAGAGAGTTATCCAGGCCTATAACAGAATTTGAAGATCAGTGTAAAGAATTAATAGCCTTGGTTGAGAAAGCGGAGCAGCCAATAAAGGACGGTATAGCGATTTTTGATAATAAAAAGCGTGAGGAAAAGAGACAAGCCGCTTTAAATATCATTAAGGAAGCTATAGCGGCTCGCCAGTTGAATGAAAAGTATTCTGATAAGTTAACAGTGCTTGATAAATATTTAAACCTTACAGCAAGCCTTAAAAGCATAAAAGAGGATATTGAACAAAGGGCTTTTCTCTTAGTGGAAGAGCAGGCTAGGGAACAGCAAACACTGGAGGTTATACTAACCACCATAGACAACGCTAACAAGACTATTAAAACCCCAATAAAACTTGCTGATGTTCAGTATTTAATCAATATGAATACTTCCTTAACTTACATAATTGACAGCATAAACAAGCTTGCAGAGAAGATTAAAGCTGCAGAGATACCTAAGGCGGAAATAAAGCCGGAAGTTGTAGCAGAGGTTAAACCTGAAGTTCCGACTCAGCAGATTACGCAAGAGCCTATTAAAAGGCCTCAAGCAGAAAAACTTTATTTTATTGAGTTAAAAGTTATAGGGACTAAGGAACAGACTGCTCAATTAGGGCAGTATATGAGGGATAACAACTACTCATATACTGTTTTAAGCAAGGGTGAACATAAGGAGGAGTCTTCAGATGCTGTCAAGGCAAATAGAACTTAACTATACAGGTCCAGTTGAAGAGTTCGAGATTGAATACTCTTCACAGGAATATAGTATCGAAACCAATGAATTAAGAATAACCCTTGATGAAACTAAATTCAATGAACTTCGAGATAAGATAAACAAGCTTTATGAAAAAGTTAATTAACTAAGAAAGGATACTTCATGAGCCAAGGGTGGATAAAACTGCATAGAGAGTTATTTGAAAAAGCAATATGGCAAAATTCCACTCCCGAGCAAAAGGTTATATTAATAACTCTGCTTGGAATGGCTAATCATCGAGGAAAAGAATGGGAGTGGAAGGGGAGGCAATTTAAAGCAGCTCCAGGACAATTTGTTACCTCATTGGACTCTATATGTGAAAAGTGCGGTAAAGGCATTTCAGTTCAAAACGTTAGAAGTGCACTCGTAAAATTCAAAAATTATGATTTTCTAACAGACGAGTCAACAAAGACAGGAAGGCTTATAACCATTGTAAATTGGTCACTTTATCAGGGTATTGATGAAGATACTAACAAAGACATTAACAATGAACTAACAAAGAGCCAACAATCAGGTAACAAAGAGGTAACACCTAACAAGAATGATAAGAATGCAAAGAATGATAAGAAAGATATTATATATACGTCGGAATCTAACGAATACCGACTAGCTGCCTATCTATTTAATTATATTAAAAAGAATAATGATAAGGCTAAGGAGCCAAATTTTCAAACCTGGGCTAAAGAATTCGAAAAGGTACTAAGGATTGATAACAGAGAGTTGGAAGAAGTCAAGAAGCTTATAGCATGGTGCCAATCGGATAGTTTCTGGCATTTAAATATATTAAGTCCTAAGAAGTTTAGAGAGAAGTATGACCAACTATTAATTACTATGAAGAATGATAAGCAAGGTAATAAGAGAGGTGCCAAAGTTAGTAACTTTAATAATTTTGAGCAAAGAACATATGATTTTGATGAACTTGAAGTGAAGCTTCTTGAAAATAGTGCGGTAGAGGAACCTACAGAAGATCCAAAACAAATGTTAAAAAAACTTAGAGAAGGTGGATAGCATGTTAAAAAATATAATAATCATTATTTTACTAGCATTGCTGGTGGCAGCGTATGCAGTTATAATTCAAAACCTAAAAGCAATGAAGAAGCTTGAGAGAATCGCAAGACATTTAGTTTTAGAGTAGAAAGTATAAATGTGGACAAGGCTGGAAAAGTGGTATAGATGAAATTAAGAAACAGTTATTCAATCTTAGTCTTACTGGAATAAAAATTAAGAAATGTGATGGAATATGAACATTAAGCGAAGTAACTATAGAAACTGATATTTCTGATAATGCTCTTTGAAAATTGAATAATACGGTAACTTAACAATATTTCTATCTCAAAACTATATAGTTTGATATACTAAATATAAGGAAGTATAAATTAAATTATTGTGTTGCGAGGTATGTTATGAAGAAGTTTGGTGCTTTATTAAAAGAATCTGTTTGGGATTATATGAAAGATAATGTGAAATCTGTAATTGCATCTGTTATAACTGTATTTATTGCTGTTTTGCCAAGTTTTATTCAACAGATAAATTCTGTTGAACTTAAAATAAGATTGCCTATTGTCATTTTATTTATAATCATCTTATTAGTGACTATTATTAACATAATTATATTGTTTAAAAAGTACACTACTTTAAAGAGAGATTATGAAGAAGCATTGAATCCTTCTAATAAAAATATAAGCAAATTTCAGCAAGGTGATATTGTTATATTAAAAATAGAAAAAACTTCGAAAAAGCCTAAAAAAATGGTAGTAATCAAAATTCTAAAGTCAGAAATAATTTGTAGGGATGAAAGTGGAAATTTAAACAAGTATGTTCCAGAAGAGCTTTTAACAGCAGAGGAAACAAGCATTAGACTTACAGAAATCAATATTGAACAGCAAAGGGTTGAGAATGAACAAAGAGAGCTGTCGGAAGCAATTAGTTCATTCTATAGTTATAATTAAATAGTATTTTTCGGTGCCGTATTATTCAAAAGATGGATAGTGCGGTTTTTTTACGTCGCAATTCAAGATTAGGACGGCGTAAGGCTATAGTTTTACCTTGAATTTATCAAGTGAAAATCAAATGAAGGAAGATGATTAAATGAAATATTGTGAAATATGCGGTAGGGTAGCGGAGGAACATCATATAGTTTTTAGGTCAAAAGCTTCTTATATGGTTAATGTAGAGCTAAATAAAAAGTCTTTATGCATAGATCATCACAAAGGAAATGAAGGGCCACATCTAAATAGGGACACCGATATGAAGTACAAGCTTGAGTTACAAGCACAGCTATTTAAAGCTTTCGCTCAAAACTATTATAAAGCATCAGAGATTAAAGAAATTCTAGGTTTAACTGATCTAGGTATATATAAGTTCATAAAAAGGTTAAATCCAAATGGTGATAAAGGATTTTCTAGGATTGATATTGTCATGAGGTGTATGGGAGGAAAGATTTATGCCAAGTAATTCCGGAAAGAGGTTTGAGGAAGATATAAAGAAATCTCTTCCTGAATGGTGTTGGGTATATAGACTAAGAGATAGTGCTGGCACCTGGCAAGGTGGAGATAATACTAGATTTACTTCAAGTAATATATGTGACTTTATAGTGATGGCAAGAGATTTGTTGCTGTTGTTAGAGCTTAAATCTCATACAGGGACAAACTTTCCTATAAGCTGCATAAGGAAAAATCAAATAGAAGATATGTCCAAAGTTAGTCATAAAAAAATAAAGCCATACTTCCTGATTAACTTTAAGGATATACAAAGCACCTATGCTGTTGAAGCTTCTTCATTAAAAGACTTTATAGAGAATACTTCTAGAAAATCAATTCCTATTAAGTGGTGCATAGAGCATGGGACAGAAATCCCATCAGAGAAAAAGAGAGTAAGATACAGATATGATTTAGGACCTATACTTATAGATAAATTATAAGAAAGGAGTTGTTATTCATGAAAAGTAAAAAGAGTAATAGCAATAAGCATGAATATATGCTTCCTGGCCAGATTACGTTTTGGGATATAGAAATGACGGAAAAGCATAAGAAAGTCACAGAAAAGCCAGTTTCGTTCATAAAAACTGAACAAAAAGTAACGGAAATAGGCAATTCGTACACAGAGAAGCAGGGAAAGGTTATAGACAAGTATAAGGGCTTTAATAACTTAGAAAGGATAATCCATTACTGTGGTGGAGGCATCGGGATAGAGCTGTTTAATGAAGAAGGATATAAGACTATCTATATAAATAAACAAGGAAAAGAAGAATTTACTTCAGGGAAGAAACTGCCTGTGCTTCTTATGGATAGGATAATTTATTATAAATTTTTCCAAAGCGTTATTAATAACATGCAGGAGGAGAAGCTTAAAGAAGTACTTAAAGAAAATCCTGAGGGAATTGTTATAAGGCGAAAAGCTGATGATAGAATTCAGGTTCAGCTTCCTGATAAAGTGATAAGCATCAATCCAATAGGATGGACTTTAGAATACCAGGGCTGCAGAGCTGTGTATGAAAATGATGAAGTGGATAGACAGGATCGTACAGTAGAAGCAAACATTGAAGATATTCAAAAGGCTATAAAGCTTGGAGATTTTATCGAGGCTCAGCATGGCCAAAGATTAATACAAGGTGAAATTGTTCATATATACGGATCAGGTAATGAGACTCTTAATATCTCTTTTGATAATAATACAAGAGAAACTGCAATACATAGAAGCCGGGTAACAAGATTAATAAAATGCGCTTAGGAGGGATGACGTGAAAATAATTGTAATTAAGTGCTCCAAGGAAGGGGCATGGTGGAATAGATCTATAGGCAAGGTCTTGGATGTAGTTAAAGAGTTAGACAAGGATTACTTAGTAAAGGTTAAGGATAAGAAAACGGAAGGTAGCCACATACTTAAAAGTGATTGTGTGGTTATCTGACTAAAGTATATGTTCTTTGAAAACTGAATAATACGGTATTGAATAAAATGATTCTTAGAATAGGCTTAATATATTATATAAAATCCTGAGGTATGGTATAATTTTTATAATAGTTAACTAATTTGGTTGATGATACCATATAATATGGAGGGTCTTATGAGTGGAACAAAAGCATATTTTTCAGCAAATAGTTTTCAATTAGATAACTTTTATTTTTCTACACAAAGTAGTAAAATTGCTACACTTTGGTTTGATGATATAATAATTCAAACAATCCCTGGATTAAATGAAAGTAAAGAAATTTTAAAAGAAGAGATAGAAGATTTTGGTTTAATTAAAGAGTTAAGTCATGACACAATCCAAGAATTAAATAAAGTTATTATTCCATTAAATAACTATTTAGACACTTGGAAATACTATTTTTATTCTCCTGAAAAGACCGAGGATAAAAGGTTATTGTTGGCTACCAAGCAAATTGTTGATGATAAATTGCAACACGAATATAATTTTGGATTACCTGGAGATGATTTATTTGCGATGTCAGGAATTATAAGTGGTATTGAGACTTGGACTGAGCTGAGAAAATCACAAGATGTTTTTCTAATTCCTAATCTAGGAGAAAAACTTGTATTGGAAAAAATGTTTAAATGTTCATTTCAGGATCAAGGCTATGAATTATTTAGCAACATTATTAACTTTAAAATACCTGATATTGACGAGTTTTCATGGGACAAAGTAATTGAGCTTAGAAATCATCATTATTTGAAAAGTTTTAGACTGAAGATGAAATCTCTAAATGATTTTTTAAATCAGAATGATTCTAAGGTTGTAGGAGAAATTATTGAAGAAATATCAAGAAAAGATATGATAGAGTTTGTGAAGTTATTGAAACCAGCCCCTATAAAATCATCTATTAACGGAATAGCCAGTAATATACCTTTACCAATACCCAACCCATATGCTTTGTATCTGTCCGCAAAAGATATTAAAAATCAGATAGATTTTTCTAAAAAATATGGATGGCTGTATTTTTATCTAGACTTATAAAAATAAATAACTTTATAAAATACCGTATTATTCAGAAATGAATTTTACGGTATTTTTATTTATAAAACGAAGGAGCTGATAAACTGAAACAAATGTTGCAGTCTATACAAGTGTTAGAAATAAAAGAGCTTAATAATAAGACAATCCTCCAGGTTGCCACAACCGCAACTAAGAAGGAAATACTAAGATATTCAACTAATGGAAAACTTCAGGGAGAACTAAGACTAGACGATGGTAAGTTAATTACAGCAGAGCAGCGCAAGAAAATATTTGCTACAATAAAAGACTTCTCACTCTATACAGGCTATGATGCAGAGTATGCAAGACACTTATTAACGCTGGCTTTCTGTTATGAGACAGGGATAGAACCTTTCAGCTTATCAGATTGCAACATAGAAATCGCCAGAGAGTTTATAAGCTACTTGATAGACTTCTGTATTGATAATGATATACCGTTATCAGAGGCAGCTATTGAGCACACAGACGATATAGACAAGTATTTATACATTTGCATAAAAAAATCGCTTTGTTGTGTCTGTGGAAAGCTAGGAGTCGTATATAGCTTAAGCAATAGTAACAAGATAAGCCTCTGTAATAAGCATCATGATGAGGCTAAGATTAAAGGGCTTATAGAGATTAAAAAACTGTATAAAGTATATGGAATAAAAGTTAAGGAGGAATAGAAGTTGAGAGAAATATTAGCAGGTGTAGAAATACTTTCAACCTTGGAGTTGGAGAGAGCAAATATAGAGAACGGTATTAAATTTAATTCTATGCATGAAGGTTATGCTGTTATGCTTGAGGAAGTTTGGGAAACAAGAGAAGAGTTAGATAGAGTTGAACGAAGGTTGAAAAGTGTCTGGGGAGCTACAAGACGTGATGAATACCCAGAGGAATCAATACTGATGTTGAATCAGTATGCAAAATTAGTTGCTACAGAAGCAATTCAGGTGATTGCTATGTCTCAAAAGTTTATTGATAGCTTTAAATCAGAACAAAACATTAGGGTAACAAAGGAGAGTAAGGAATGAAGGCTAAAATGAGTATAGAGGAAACTATAAGTAAGGCAGCTAAAGAAAGTGCTAAGGAAGCTATTAAGGAATTTGATAAGGAGAAAAGACAGGAGCAAAGGAAGAAAGTGTTTCATAATACTAAATTACTATTAGCTCACTATAATGATTTGAAGCAGCATGTTGAAAATGCAATTGCAGATGTAACTCAACTTGAGAGTGATTTAATAGATTTAGGGGATATTAAAAGAGATGAATTATATATACTTTCAATAAAGAGAAGTAAAAGTAAGACTCTGATTATGATAGCTCATATTGATATGGCACTAGAAATACTTAAGGAAAAACAAGTTAAGCTGTGCTCACTAGAAAAATATCAAGCGCTTAAAAACTTCTATATAGATGAAATTACTTATGAGGTAATATCAGAGAGATTGAATTGTAATGAGAGAACAGCAAGAAGATGGATAAATGAGATGATTGATGAGTTAAGCATTTTACTTTTTGGAATTGATGGAGTGAAATATAGTTAATAAAAAAGAGACATTAAGTTGTCTCTTTTTACTGTAGTCAAAGTTATCTCCAATGCCACCAATGTTCTATCTTTCCATAAATTAATAAAATAATTCCAGCAATAAACATAAGTCCAATAAAAGCCGATAGACCTGAACTAGTACTAGCACCGGTATTAGCAGCACTCATAATAGTGGATAGAATCAACAAAAGCCCCCCAATTAATTTTTTACCTTTACCTTTTTTCGCATTAGTAATATATACATTTTTGGACTTTCCAACAGGTCGTCCACACTGGGGACATGAATCAGCCTGATCGCTTACTGAACGGCCACATTCAGGACATGAAATTAAAGCCATCTATATCACCCCTTCTATATAAAATAATTATATATAGAAAAATATTGCCAGTCAATTTTATTCTAAAAATGTAATATTATGTAGTAATTCGAAGATATATATTCTGAAGAGTGCAAGATGATGCCCAGATCTGCCAAGTTTAGTATTAAATTAGAGATGAGCCTATAAATGTTAATTTACAACCTAAATTAATAATAATGAAAGTTAATATAAAACACCTTTATGTATGTGATAATATGATATAATTACCATAAGAAAGCTGATTGTTATTTTAAAGGATGAAAATGGGGAGTAGTTTTATGAAACAAACATTGAGTCATATATTAAACAATTACTTTAGTGCAAAATCGACTAATTTTAATGGGAATAGTATAGCCGATTATATAAGAGCAACTGCTATTCAAAATATTGAAAGCAAAGCAAGTATTGATTTGAACCGATTTATTCTCAAAGGATCTGCAGGTCAAGGAAATTGGGCTGATATACCTTGGATTGCTTTGTTTGATAAGGATATAACTAATACAGCAACTCAAGGTTATTACATAGTATATCTTTTTTGTGGAGATATGAGTGGAGTATATATATCATTAAATCAAGGATGGACATACTTTAAGGAAAAGTATGGTGCAAAAAAAGGAAAAAAGAAGATTCAGGCTGTTACAAATAGCTGGAAAAGTATTTTATCTTCGACACTGACAGATTTTTCGTTTGATCCAATTCACCTAAAAGGTATTAGTAAAAGTTCTGATTTAGCTAAGGGATATGAGCTAGGACATATTTGTGGAAAATTTTATGAAACTGCAAATCTTCCTAATGATACGATACTTATAGGAGACTTGAGAAATCTATTAAGTGTTTATAGAGAATTAAAGGGCAAACTTAAAGATAATTCAGTAGAAAAAACTAACAATTCTCTAATTATTAATTATGATTTGGGTTTGTTAAATGATTCTGATGAAGAAAATAATATAGATGATACAATCCCGGACATAGAAAACAAATCAAAATTAAATATAGAAGGACCACCATTGAGTTTCTCAGGTAATGAAGATGTTAGCAATGATTTTAATCCGAAGCATATTGATTTCTTAAAAAAGGCCAAAAATCAGAGAAAGCTGGGTTATGCTGGTGAATTAATGGTTCTAAAATACGAAAGAGAATATCTAATTTCAAATAAGCTAGATAAACTAGCGAAGAATGTTAAACATGTTTCTAAGGATAACGGGGATGGAGCGGGTTACGATATTTTATCGTTTAATACAGATGGAACAGAAAAATATATTGAAGTAAAAACTACAACTGGCGATAAATCAACACCTTTTATGATCTCAGCTAAAGAACTTAAATTCTCAAAAGTAAAAAAATTAAATTATTACTTGTATAGAGTTTTCGAATTTGATAAGGAGCACTTGACTGGGAAGTTGTACATTTTGGAGGGCGACTTATCTGATAAATTAAATTTAATTCCTAAGCAGTTTGTAGCTTCTGGTGTAGTTCAAACTACATCAGATGGAAAATAAAAAGGTATATTTACTATGTCCAAAGATTGTCAAATTTATGTCCTAGCCCTGTCCAGTCTTAAGTAGTAAAATGATATTATGAATAATTAGGTTGAATTGCCGGCAGGGGACTACAAACTGTGTGGCAGCAGCAACGGAAAGCACTCACATGTTGGGTGCTTTTTTATATTTTAATTGAAATAAAAGGGAAAAAAGAATTTGTGTCGAATAATTTAACTTGGGGGGGGGGAGATTATGAGTACGTTTAGCAATTTTTTAGCTGCCATAACAACACTTACAGCAATAATAATTGTACCAAGTTCATTCTTGTTAGATATGTTTTATGATCATCTAGTTTTGATATTTGCTTTCGGCATTAAGAAACATACTAAGTTTCAGGTAGCCGTAAATATTTTAGTATATGCAGTAATAATATTGTATGCTCTTATATTTATTCATATTGTTTTTAATCAAATACAAACGGATGCTAATGATTTGATTAATTATGTTAACTATGGAAGGGAAAGAGCTATTTTATTTGCCATAATTACTTTCTTGATCTACAATTACAAAGGAAAAATTAATGTTATAATAGGTAAAATAATTAACGGATGCGATATGATAATGACATATATAGTTATAGGTTTATGCATTGTTTTATGTGTTATTTCAATGTATCTAACTATAATAGCAATGGCAAATTTGTTTAAATTAGATTACAGCAATTATGAAATTAAATTATATAGAGATGGAAAAAGTATCTCAACTCTCATTTATAAGGATATTGATTCTATTAATTATGGTGACAGTCTTCAAATTGAGTATAGTAATATAATTGTTGCAGATGATAAACTACAACCCAATAATGGACTATTGAACAAATATTACGTGTTGTATCTAAAAAATAAAAAGATGTATGTGCCAGTAGCAGAAGATATTGAGATTGCGAATAATAATAGTATTCTTTTCAAGGTTAATGGTACACAGATAGGCGAATCTTCTAAACAAGCTGCTATACGACTTATAACTGATTTTGTTATATCTCTATTCATTCCTTTATTATTGTTCTATATTTTAGGATTCATTTGCTATAGCTTTATAATAACATTAATAAGAATAAAATCTATACCATATACATATATACAACTGAATAATGAGTACCTTTCTGGAAAGATACTTTGGAAATATGATGACTTTTATCTTGTATATGATAGCAATAAATATAAATATTGGTATATTCCTAAAGAGAAAATATTAAATATTGACGTTATAGAAATAAATAATAAATTAGGGCCAAAGAAAAAACGACTTATTAAACTGAATAAAGAAAATGATAAAAATTTAAATCTATAAGCGTAACTTAGATGATTAAGCGTTCATAATGAACGCTTTTTTATTTTCCTTTGAATGATGTGACGGGCGGTGTGAGCTTATAATCCACATCAAAATAAAGGAAGTGATAATATGTTAAATCCACCAATCCCAAGAATGGGAGGCAAGTCAAAATTAAGAAAAGCAATAATTGAAATGATACCTGACCACACGTGTTATGTTGAATTATTCTTTGGTGCTGGCTGGGTATACTTTGGTAAAGAAATTTCAAAAGTTGAAGTAATCAATGATATTGATAAAGAACTTATCAATTTATTTAGAATGATTAAATACCATGCGCCAGAGATAGAAAGAATGCTTGAATATGAGTTCTCAGGAAGAGATATTTTTGAAGAATACAAAAACTATAGTGTAGAAAACCTCACAGAAATCAATAGAGCTGTGAGGTTTTTATATTTAATATCTCAAAGTTTTGCAGCTAAAGGAAAAGACTATGGTTATGGTACTACATCTAAACCCAAACCACAAATTTATTATAAGAATACTTTAGGTGAGCTTAAAGAAAGGCTAAGAAATACATATGTTGAGAATTTAAGCTTTGAAAAGATAATAGACAAATATGATAGAAATCACAGCTTCTTCTTTGTAGATCCTCCATACTATGAGCTAACTGGGTATGGTAATGAGTTTGGAGAAAGAGAACATCTTTTATTAAGAGATAAGTTGAAATGTTTAAATGGTAAATTTCTTTTAACGATTAATGACCATGAAAAAATTAGAGAATGGTATAAAGATTATAATTTTAAAGAAGTTGAAGTTAATTATTCAGTAAGTAGAGAAAAGCATGCTAGGGGTAGATATAGAGAATTGATTATTACCAACTATTAAGTTGAAGAGCTCCAGAAATAAAGTTCGACATTGGCAGGAAACCTCAACTTTGCATAGAAATTATTATGTAAAGAGAGGTGAGGGTTATGAGATTAATAGCTACTTCAACTATTAATGATGCTTCATATGGATATAATGAAGAGATGCTATTTAAACTTGACAATGGGCAAATATGGATACAGGCTGAATATAAATATAATTATAATTACAGTTATCGGCCGGAAGTAAAAATTTATACTGACAATATAAATTATTATCTACAGTTGGAAGACATGGATGAATACGTAGTTGTAAGAAAAGTAGACAATTATTTTGAGAGTATAATAGTTAGTGAATTTAATGGATGGAGGGGAGATACAATATTTAAGCTTCAAAATGGTCAAGTGTGGAAACAATCACAATATAATTACTTATATCATTATGCATACAATCCTAGAATTCTAATATATAATGATGGATATAAATATATGATGAAAGTGGATGGAATAGAAAATAAGCTTCCAGTTATTAGAATCAAATAATTTTATAATAGATTCAAGACGATAGTGTGTAATACTATAAATATTATCCCCCAGTTTTTAAGAAGGCATTTCCGGAGTGCAAATGTCTTCTTTTATAAACAAAAAAGCCGAAAAATGTAAAATGCTTGAAGGGATTTTGCATTCTATGTAGAATTGATGATATATTACATGATTTGTATAGAAAAAAAGGGGGAATTTATTGTGGCATCTATCGGGGTTTCTGTTTATGGCCTAAGTCTTCAGAACAAAGGAGAGAATGATAATCTAATACTTAATGCATTAAGAGAAGGAAATTTCATGGATTTATTTAGAAATTTCGCAAATGAGTATGGTGGAGATTATGTTAACAACGAAGATTTAGAAAAAGTTTTCAAGGTAGAGAACTATAACATTCAAGTATATGAACGAGATAATATAGAACTTTTTAGATACGCAATAGGAAAGGTAAAAACCGGTGCATATGGGTATTCATCTGAAATAGTTAATACAAATACAGGAGCAGTTAACTATAATAAGACTGAAGATGATGCAGAAGTTATGCCTTTTTATTTCTGTTTCTGCATGCCTATAGTGCCATCTACTAAAGGTATTCTTATTTTGCAAACAACTGGTGTCTTTGGAATAAAGTCAATATTCAATAACTGTCTAGAAGAATATCTTAATAGAACAAATAATGAGTATAGATTATCCATTGGAAGTATAACCCCAGTACCATACATTACAAGATTTCTACAATATGGAATACTACAGAAGATTAGATTCATAAGATATAATATACCCGCTGATCGGGCAAGACAGCTTGGTTTGAACAATGGGGTAGAGGAGGCTTTTGAAGAATACACCATCCATAAACCACTAGGATTTGTAGATAGAAAGAGAATGGAAATAACTCAATGCTTAACGGGACAAAGAGCAATAAACAATGTTATAGAAATAGCCGATTTTGACTATGATAATATTAAGCTAGATTTCAAAATGGGAAGAAAGAATAAAACCATAAATTTAAGTAATATTGATAAAATTATAGTAAATGAAGACATTACAGATAATCTGGATTTAATCAACGGTCAACCAACAGAAGAAAGCATAACACCAGTTTTATTAGAAACGGCATTAGATTATTTAAATGATATGGGGCTTATTTAAGTAGGTGATACTGCATGGACAAATTTACAAATCCTATCCTCTGGATAGGCATATCTATTGGGATATTAATAATCTCTAAATATGTCTTTAAGATTGATTATATTAACATTTTTGATATCGTCGAGAAGCATATAGGAAATTTTAGAAACCAAAAGACAAATAAAATTCTAATAGTGCCCTTTTTCATATATTTTATTGTTCCGTTTATAATCGGGGCATCAATATGTAAAATTAAGTTAGCTGACAAAGACATTATCGAAAACATAACAGTTATCCTTTCAATATTTACTTCTATGTTATTCACTTTGCTTGCTCTGGTTATTGACCTGAAGGGGAAGATAGAATCAAGAAATAAAAGTGACGGTGCAAAAATAAGGATATTAAAAGAATTATTAAAAGAAACATACTATACTATTATGTTTGAGATAATTGTAGCAGTTGTTCTACTGATCCTAACATTTGCATACATGTTAGCGGGATCAAAAAGTATTATTGTTACAACACTTGTGTATTCGCTACTATTTTTATTTATTTTTAATTTACTAATTGTGTTAAAAAGAATATTTTTAATATATCAAGAAGAACTTAAATAAGAATTATAGTTAACACATTCTAATCAAAATACATTAATATTTAAATTTCTGAAGAGCTCTTCAAAAGGGGTTCTTTTTTTATGCTCAAATTAAAACGAATAACCAATTAGGGTAGGTGAGGTGAGATTATGCTTAAGAGTTGTAAGTATTGTAATAGAATACATGATAGTAAACTTGATTGTGGAAAGAAACCTCAAAGAAGAAAGCAAGGTAATGACAAGGATAAGTTTAGATGGACTAAAGCATGGCAAGGAAAGAGAGAAGAGATAAAGGATAGAGACTTGCACTTATGCCAGATATGTATTCGTAAGTTATATAATACATCGAAGCAATACAACTATGATGATTTAGAAGTACATCATGCTATACCTCTTGAAGAAGATTTTGATAAGAGATTAGATAATGAAAACCTCTTAACCTTATGCGAAAGTCATCACGAAATGGCAGAGAGTGGAGAGATTCCAAGAAAAGTAATTATAGATATTATCAATGAGCAGGAAAAGAAGTACGAGGAAGAAATATAAAATATTTCGGGCATCCCCCAGGGGGTACACATGAAAAACATAGGCCCAAGAACACCACGTACCCATATAAGAAGATAAAATATTCCCACATCAACTTTTAAAAAGTACTTTTAAGAAAGGAGACTTAATTATGCCTACACCACCTAAACCATTTTCAGTCTTAAAGAGTGAAAAAAAATCTCATAGAACTAAAGAAGAGTTAAAGCAAAGAGAAAAAGGAGAATCCGCTCTAGCTACTGGTGTAGCCATAAGAGAGCGTCCGGAAGTAAAAGAAAATCCTATTGCTCATAAAGAGTTTCAAAGGATAAATAAGCTGCTGAAAAACATAGAGAAAAACGATGCTATTTATGAGGGTGTAATTAATAGGTACTGCTTAATATATGCTGAATGCAAAGATTTTGAAGAGAAAAGAGAGCAAATTTACAATCTAATTGGGCAGTTAAAGGAAACTTTTGAAGATTTGATAGATTCATTAGAAATTGAGGAAAGGGCAAAGGAGCTAAGAAAATTTAGTAGAAATATGGCTGACTTATCTGCAGCAATGATAGAGCTGGATAAGCAAGTACAATCTAAAAGAAAAATGCTCTTAGACATTGAAAAAGAAAATATAATGACAGTAGCAGCAGCATTAAGAAGCATACCTAAGAAAGTTGATACCCAGTCAAATAAAGAAAAGTTGTTAAGGGCGATAAATGGAAATCAATAATAGTAAGGCATACAAATATGCTGAATGGTGCATAATTGAACCTAATCAAAAGGTACCTAGGTATGTAAAAAAGCAAGCTAAGGCTTGGTTGGATATTGCTAATGGAGAAAATGAAGAGGCTTATGTAGACGAAAAAGAATATGACAAGATATATAATATTCTTAAGTTAATGGTTCATCCAGACTTAATGTGCCCGATGGATGAAGGTTTAGAAGATTATTCTCAGTTATTAATAACAGCTACACTTTGCACTAAATTAAAAAATGATGAAAATAAGGATATAAGGTATTATCAAACAGCAGTATTGGAGATAAGTCGAAAAAATTTTAAGACTTTCAATAGTGCTGTTATTTTTATACTTCTTTTGCTTACAGATAAGCCTTTTTCTCGTTTCTTTTCAGTTGCTCCGGATCTAAAACTTTCTAGCGAGTTAAAGATAGCCATAAGAAAGATTATAAAGGTTAGTCCACTGCTAGCAGATGATGATGTTTTTAAAGTGCTTAGAAGTGAAATAAGGTGCTTATTAACAGATAGTGAATATGTGCCTTTGGCATATAGTGAAGATAGAATGGATGGTAAGCTAGCTAATGCTTTCCTTGCTGATGAAGCCGGGGCGATGGACAGTTACCCTATAGAAGCAATGAGATCTTCTCAGATAACTCTATTTAATAAACTTGGAATAGTAATCAGCACTCAATATCCTAATGATAACAACGCTATGATAGATGAGATAGATATTTCTAAAAAGACATTAGATGGTCTTATGGATAATAAACGAAGGTTTGCGTTATTATATGAGCCTGATGATGAATTTCTTCTTCAAGATAAATGGCAGCATGATGATTTAGTTATCTATCAAAGTAATCCTGTAGCTGTAGCTCATGAATATATTTTTCAGGCTATAAAAGATATGCGTACCATGGCAATTCTCTATGAAAATAAGAGGGAAAACTACCTTTGCAAGCATAATAATATCAAATATAAGGGTCTTGGAGTAGAAGGATATATAGAGATAACCAAGGTTAGAGAATGTAAAATTCGAGAGGATTTGTCCTTTTGGAAGGGGAAAAGAGTATATTTAGGCTTGGATTTATCACAATCTGATGATAATACTTCAGTTGCTATGGTTACAGAGCATGATGGAAAGATATATGCAAAAGTATGGGGCTTTATCCCAAAGGATAAAAAGGACATTAAAAGCAAGAAAGAAAATGTTGACTATAACAAACTAATAAAACAAGGAGTTTGCTTTGAATGTGGAGATGAGGTAATTGACTACGGATTTGTTGAAAGTTTTATACTTGAACTTGAAGAAAAACATGGTGTTGAGATAATGCAAATAGGATATGACCGGTATAATGCGATTAGTACAGTGCAAAAGCTTGAAGCAGCAGGATATGAGTGTGTTGAAATTAAGCAACATTCAAGTGTATTACACATGCCTACAAAACTCTTAAAAGAATATATACTCAAAAAACTATTCCAATATGAAGAAAACTTAATGCTAGAAATAAACTTCCAAAATGCACGTTGTACAGAAGATACAAACCTAAATAAATATGTTAATAAAAAGAAATCCGCAGGGAAGGTTGATATGGTTGTATCAACTATCAATGCGGTTTATTTATTGCAGCAAGATATGTTATATGGAATAGACGATTTTGGAGCGCAAGTTATATAGAGAGGAGGTGAATACTTTGGGATGGTTTAAAAAGAAAAAAGAACAGAGAGCATTTGACACAACTGGAACTCCAGACACTGCGGATGATTTTTTATTAAAAGCGCTTTTAGGCTCAACTCCTATAACAAGAGATCAAGCACTAAATATTCCTTCTGTTAAAGGGTGTATTAATTTTATAGCCGATACAGTATCCATGTTGCCTGTTAAATTATACAAGCAAGAAAACGGGAAGGCCATAGAAGTAAAGGACGATATAAGAACTACACTTCTAAACAATGAGACTGGAGATACTTTGGATGCTGTACAGTTTTGGAGAGCTATGGTTGCAGATTATTTTCTAGGTAAAGGTGGATATGCCTATATAAGAAAAGACAGAAATGTTTATAAAGGGCTTCATTATGTAGAAGATAATCATATTTCAATAAATAAAAATACGGACCCTATCTTTAAGGATTACTCTATTTTAGTAAATGGTAACATTTATAAATCATTTGATTTTATAAAATTACTTAGGAATTCAAAAGATGGCGCTCAGGGTATAAGCATTATAGATGAAAATAGCTTAATTCTTAGCGTAGCTTATAATTCGTTAGTCTATGAAGAAACTCTCGTTAAGAAAGGTGGCAATAAGAAAGGTTTCTTAAAGTCTCCTAGAAAATTAACACAAGATGCAATAGATAAACTAAAGGAAGCATGGAGAAACCTTTATAGCAACAATAGTGAAAATGTTGCAGTTCTTAATGAAGGACTTGAGTTTCAAGAAGCTTCTAATACTTCTGTTGAAATGCAGCTTAATGAGAATAAGGAATCTAACTCAGGCGAAATATGTAAGTTATTCCTTATTCCTGTAAATATCATAAATGGAACAGCATCATCCAAAGAATATGCTAATGGGTTCAAAATGGGAGTTATGCCAGCACTTAAAGCTATTGAATGCGCATTAAATAGAGACTTTCTTCTTGAAAAAGAAAAAGACTCTTTTTATTGGGCTTTTGATACTAAAGAAATGCTAAAAGGCGATATAAAAGAGAGATTTGAAGCATACAGGACAGCAATTGATGCTAATTTTATGCAAATAGACGAGGTTAGGTTTATGGAGGACTTACCAGCCCTAGGATTAAATTGGATTAAACTTGGACTTGACTCAGTTCTTTATGATGTAAAAACAAAGACGATTTATACTCCTAATACTAATCAAACTACAAATATTAATGGCTTGAAAGGGGGTGAGAATAATGAGAATTGAGATAAGGAATGACAGTGTTCTTCTTGACGGATATGTTAATGCTGTAGGACGTGATTCAAAGCCCATAATAACAGCAATAGGTAAATGCGTTGAGCAAATTGAGCCGAGAGCATTTGAAAAGGCCTTAGAAAGGGCAGAAAATGTTGACTTACTTTTAAATCATAACAAAGATAGAAAATTAGGTTCTACAAAAGAAGGTAATCTTCAACTTTTCGAGGACAATATAGGTCTTAGGGCTGTATGTACAGTAAATGACGCAGAAGTAATCCAAAAAGCTAAAGAAAAGAAGCTTAAAGGATGGTCTTTTGGCATGTTTGTTAACAAGGAAAAGCCAGAAGAAAGAGCTGGGGATATTCCTAGAAGACATATTCAAGACTTAGATATATTCGAGGTATCTATCATAGATGATAGAATGTCTCCTTGTTATACTGGTACCTCTATCGAGCAAAGAGCCGATAAGGAACTTGTCTCAGAGCAAAGAAGCAATGAATTCAGAGCAGTTGTTGTTGACGAAACCTCAAAGACATCTATTGATTATTCAGAGTTTGAAAAAAGAATAGCAAAATTAAAAGTCAGCAAATAGCTGGCTTATTTTTATATAAAAAGGAGAGAAAAAAATGTTAAAAAGAAAAAGAATAGCAGAATACAGAGCAAATTCAAAGGGCTTAGTTGAGCAAAGAAATGACAAAGCGGCAGAAATGCAAACTATACTTGATGCAGCCAAGGCTGAAACAAGGGCCATGAACACAGAGGAAATAGCGAAATTCACTGCACTTGAAAAGGAGATTGCTGGAATTGATGCAACTATAAAGGCAGAGGAAAGAGCCAGAACATTAAATCTTAATGTGGTAGATACTAAAAAGAAAGAAGAAACAAGAGCAGAACTAGAAGAAAGAGCTTTTGCAAACTATATAAGAGGTGTAGTTGAGCAAAGAGCAGATGTTAATTTTACAACAGGAGACAATGGAGCAGTTCTTCCATCAAGCATTGCTAATAAAATCATTGAAAAAGTATATGATATTTGCCCGATTTTCGAGTTGTCAACTCGTTACAACGTAGGTGGTACATTATCCATTCCTTACTACGATGAAACTACTCAGCAGATTACGATGGCGTATGCAGATGAGTTTGTTGATCTCGAATCCAAGGCTGGTAAATTTACAAGCATTTCATTATCTGGATTCCTTGCAGGTGCATTAACAAAGGTTTCCAAGAAGCTGTTAAACAATTCAAACTTTGCATTAGTTGACTTCGTAATTAAGAAGGTTGCAGAGGCAGCAAAAAAGTGGGTTGAAAACGAGTTATTAAACGGAACCACGAATAAAATTGCTGGCTTAACAGGTGTTACCCAGATCATTACAGCTGCGAGTGCAACAGTAATTGTTGCTGATGAATTAATCGATGTGCAAGAAGAAGTACCAGATGAATTCCAGGACGGAGCTATCTGGATTATGAACAGAGCAACCAGAAAGGCTATCCGCAAGCTTAAAGACGGAGATGGTACATATTTACTGCAGAAGGACTTCAATGCTAAGTGGGGCTATACACTGCTCGGCAAGGACGTTTATACAACAAATAACATTTCCACAATGGCAGCTGGAAAAACTGTTATTTTCTACGGTGATATGAGTGGTTTAGCAACTAAAGTTTCAGAAGATGTTTCCGTGGAGGTACTGAGAGAAAAATATGCTACCCAACACGCTATTGGTGTAGTAGCATGGATGGAAATTGATGCAAAAGTTGAAAATGCTCAGAAAATTTCAAAACTGGTTATGAAAGCTTCTTAAGAGGAGGTAGAGCATGAAAGCTAAAGCACTAGTAAGCTTCTCTGGTGCTTTTTCTATGTATAAAGGAGAGGTAAAAGAGTGTAGTGATAAAGCTATACTCAAAGACCTTCTTCAAGCTAATTACATAGAAGAGGTTAAAGCAGAAAAGCTTGATAAAAAGGATGTGAACTCCAATGAAAGTAAGCGAGATAACAAACAAAGAAATTGCTGATTATATAGTACTTGAATATTTGGACCTAACCAATTCTGACAAAAATAATTTAGATACACTTATTAGCGTAGCTAAAGCTTTTATTAAGTCATATACAGGGCTTACTGCAGAGGAAATAGACTCACATGAGGAGTTTGTAATTGTGGTATATATTTTGGTCCAGGATATGTACGATAATAAGACGCTTTATGTAGATAAAAATAATCTTAATAAAGTAGTTGATACGATACTAGGTATGCACTCTGTTAATCTATTATAGGAGGTGCAGCAGTGACTAGGTATTCAATTAATCCAGGTGAATTAAGACATAAAATAATATTTCAAAAACTCGAGAACACTCAAAATAACTACGGAGAACCTACTGAAATCTGGTCAGAGGTTTTTACTACTAAAGCGGCAATATACCCTATAAGCGGTAAAGAATTTTATGCAGCTGAAACTGTAAATTCTGAAGTTTCCCATAAAGTTAATATTAGATATAAGAAAGGCTTATCGCCAAACATGAGAGTTAAATTTGGAGAGAGGCTTTTTTCTATTATATCTATAATTAACTTTCAGGAAAGGAATGTAGAGTTGCAGATCATGTGCAAGGAGTTGATTTAATGGTTAACTATAATACATGTCATAAAGATTGTAAGTGCTTTTATTATGATAAAGATAAAGGAAGCTGTATATTTAAATCTTTATGCAAGGTTATGGAATTACCTATAGAGAAAGAAGCTGTTGAAGATGGCCAAGTATAAAATTGAGGGAATGAAAGAACTTGAAAAGTCTATTAAAAAATTAGGCCAAGTTCCGCAAAAATGTGTAACTCCTGCAGCTAGGAAAGGAATGAATATAGCCTTTAAAAGTGCTAAGCAAAATGCCCCAGTAGATACTGGAGAGCTTAAGGGTGGTATGAAACTACTTGGTGAAAAAGCTAAGGTTAAAGGTAAAAAAGTGTACCAGGTAGTTTTCGATAGGGCTAAAAATGATGTGTTTCAGAAGAAAAACCAAGGAGGAAAAGTAATTGGATATTATCCTGCTTCTATGGAATACGGATTTTTTGCAAAGAACGGGCGCTATATTCCAGGCTACCACTTCTTAAAAAAGGCTTTAGAGGGCAATAAAGTTGCTATAGAAAAAAAGATTGTAGATGAGATGAGCAAGCAAATTGATAAGGCATTGGAGGGGAGATAGTTGGAGAAGGCATTAAGGGATGAATTAAATAAAATTCCTGAAATAAACAATAAAATATACCCTACCAATGCTCCAGAAGGAGAAAAGGCTCCATACTTAGTCTATATGACTAGGAAAAGACCAGGAAAAGACCTAAACGGCATAACAAAGGACAGAGAATGTTATGTAATGCTAAATGTTTTATGCAATTCATATGATCAGATGAAAAATATAACTAAAAAAGTAGAAGAGTTAGTTATTACATTCCCTTTAAGAAATATAGGCCAAGAAGGTTTATATGTGCAGGATCTAACTATGGATGAAACAACAGAGACATATGAACCAGAATTAAAACTACAAAGAGGTTTAATACCTTTCAAGATTAAATACAAGGAGGAATAGAGATGTCTCAATCAAGTTTAGGAACAAAATTAAAAATTGGAGCGAATAGCATAGCCGATTTAACAAGTATAGGAGGCTTGCAACTTAGTAAAGATACTATAGAAAACACAACTCTTGATAGTGATGGGTGGAGATCGTTTGCCGCAGGGCTCAAGGATGCTGGGGAAGTACCAATAAGTGGATACTTTAATCCAAGTGACACAAATGGTCAAAATGCACTTTATACAGCGTTCAATGATGATTCTTTATTAGACTTTTCAATATTATTTCCCGCTGCATTAGGTGCATCCTGGAACTTTAAGGGCATAGTTACCGGGTTTTCTACCGGAGTTGAATTGGAGGATAATATAAGTTTTGAAGCTACAATAAAGGTAAGTGGAAAACCTTCCTTAGGGCTAACTCCAAGCGCTGGATTAACCGCATTAGCATTAACTGGCGCTGGTGGAGTTCTGACTCCTTCATTTGCTAATGGAATATATTCATATGCATTTAGTGGGGTTACAGCAACTTCAGTAACGTTAACAGCGACAGCCGCGAATCATAATCTAGCATTGTATATTGATGGTGCATTTTCACAAAACTTAGTAAGCGGCTCAGCTAGTGCAGCTATACCAATGAGTGCAATAGGATCTAAAAAGCTTACTATATTAGCTAATGAAATCGGAAAAACACAAAAAGTTTATGAGGTAGTTGTTGTTAAGACAGCTTAGTAGCTAGGGATATTTCCCTAGCTTTTATTTTAAGGAGGAACGAATATGAGTTATGTACCAGTAAAGTTAGATAAAGTTAGGAATTTTAGATACGGGATGAAAGCTATAAGCATAATTGAAAAACAGTTTAAAAAGCCAATAGCTAAAGTTGATTTTGAAAATTTAACTATGGAAGAAACTGCAACTATTGTATGGGCTGGGTTAGCACATGAGGACAAAGATTTAACTCCTGATAAGGTTATGGATCTAATTGATGAGCACGGGAATTTACAAGACGTAATGCAAAATATGGGAGAGGCTATGAATGATGCATTTGGCGGAGGTTCAAAGGGAGAAGAAAAAAACAAGTAGAGGGTAGCGATGACAAGGAATTTTCTATTATAGAAAGCCTTGAAACCGCTACCCTTTGTGGTATATCTCCATTAGAGTTTTGGGAACTGACTCCTTTTGAACTTACACATGTGATTAAAGCTTATGCAAAGAAAAAAGAAGAGGAGTCTAAGGAAAAAGTTACCCTAGCATATATAAACGCCATGTGGACCATTCAATGGTTAGGTAAAAAGAGCAGCCATCCAAAGCCGTTAAAGGAAATCTTAGAAGACAATAAACCCAAGGAGCCTATGACAGATGAACAAATGCTTAAGAGAATTAAGATGTTAAACGCATTATTTGGAGGGGAGGTGGAATAATTGGCAACTAAGAATTTACTTATCAGAGGTGGAGCCGACTTCTCAGGTATACAGAAGGAAATGGCTAAGACGCAAAAAACTATGTCAGGTTTCCAGTCTAATGTTTCTAAAATAATGAAAGGCATAAAAATAACGTTAGCAGGACTAGGTGCGGGTAAATTAATAAAAGATAGCTTAGATTCCACATCTGAACTTGAAGGCGCTATGATGGGATTGCAAAGCATCCTTGAGGGACAAGGAAGAAGTTTCATAAATGCTAATAAATTTATACAAGACTATATAAATGACGGACTTGTGCCCCTTACAGATGCGGTTACTGCTTATAAAAACTTAGCTGCTAGAGGTTATGATGACGAGCAGATAAAGAACACAATGAATAGATTAAAAGATGCTGCGGCTTTTGGTAGGCAAAGTGGTTTAAGTCTTGGTGAAGCAGTCAAGAGTGCTACAGAAGGTCTAAAAAATGAAAATAGCGTACTTGTAGATAATGCTGGTGTTACTAAGAATGTAGCTAAAATGTGGGATGAATACGCTAAAAAATTAGGCAAAAGCAGAAATGACCTAACACAGCAAGAAAAAATACAAGCAGAAGTAAATGGCATAATGCAAGAAACTCAATGGCAAGTAGGGGATGCAGCCAAATACACAGCTACCTACGCTGGAAGAGTTGCCGCCTTAGGAAAGACATTGAGAGATGTAAAAATAAATCTAGGAAATGCTTTTATGCCTATAGCCAATATAGTATTGCCACTTCTGCAAACTTTAGCTAATGCTCTAGTTAGAATAACATCTATATTTGCTCAGTTTTCTCAGGCTTTATTCGGAAAAGGTCAGCAGCAAGCTCAAACAAAAGCAACTTCTCAGCAAGCTAATGCTGTTAGTGACCTTGGCGACTCATACCAGGATGCAGGTAAAGCAGCTAAGGGAGCACTTGCCGGGTTTGATGAAGTAAACAACTTAGCTGATAATTCCGATAGCGGTGGCGCTGGTGCAGGGATAGATACTTCTGCTATAGGCGCAGCAAATGAGCCTATGGGAATAAACTTTGAAACCAATGCTCCAGAGATAAGTGCAGAGATTCAGGCGATGGCGGAAAGTGTTAAGGCTAAAATAAAAGGCATTACTGATACCATAAATGCTAATAAAGAGTTGATAATATCGGCTGTTGGTGGAATTGTTGGAGCGTTTGCAACATTTAAAGCTTTAACATTCTTGTCAACTATACCTGAAGTAATTACAGGAATAGGAGTTGCTCTTTCTGCATTATTGACACCTATTGGAATAGCTTCAATGGTTATAGGTGGATTAATAGCTAGTTTTATTTACTTATATCAAACCAATGAAGATTTTAGGAATAACATTAATGCAGTTTGGACAGATATATCAAACACATTAAATAGCTTTGTAAATGACACCTTAAAACCTATATTTAGCTATATAATAAATAGTTTCTTAGCTCCTATAGGAGTAGCCTTTAAAACTTATATCCTTCCTGTTTTAGCAGACTTATTCGTTGGTATAGGCAAAATACTAAATGATATACTAAAGTTGCTACAATCTACACTAGATAATGCATGGAATATAGTTAAGCCTGGGCTAGATTTAATTAAAAAGATAGTAGTAGATGTATTAGAAATTATTAAAAATTTATGGGACAAGTACGGAAATGACTTAATTAATAATATAAGAGGTTTTATACAAGGGGCACAAGAAACATTTCAGTTAATTTGGGATAACATAATAAACCCTATAATTCAGCCAGCACTTGAAATGTTAAGTTGGCTATGGACTGAACATCTGAGCAAGTTGGTTGCTCAAATAGGTGAATTTATTATGAAATGTGTTAATGGAGCCTTAGAATTATACAATGGATTCATTAAACCTCTAATAGATTATATGATAGTAGACCTTGGCCCTAAAGTTGCTTTTGTAGTAAATCTTTTAGTTGATTTATTTGGTTCCATGGTCGCAGGAATAGCTGATCAAATTAAAGCCTTATTTAAAATATTTGGTGGTATTGTTGACTTTATAGTTGGAGTGTTTACTGGCAACTGGAAAAAGGCTTGGGAAGGCGTTAGGGATATATTTGGTGGTATATTTGATAGCTTGGTAGGACTAGTAAAAGTACCTTTAAATTATATTATTGATGCTATAAATGCTGTAATACGAGGATTAAACAGCATACATTTCAGCCTGCCTGATTGGATACCGGGAGTAGGAGGTAAATCTTTCGGGATTAGCATAGCAAGCATTCCTAAACTTGCAAAAGGCGGAATAACAAATGGCCCGACACTAGCCATGATAGGTGATAATCCAGGAGGAAAAGAAGTAGTATCTCCACTTGATAAGCTTCAGGATATGATAGCTTCAGCTTTTGGAAGTGCTATGATGGCTTCAAATCAATTTAACTCAAATAATAGCAACAATAAAAGTGACGCTATTATGCAGCTTGATGGCACAACATTTGCAAGGCTTATAAGGCCTTATATACAATCCGAACTTGCACGTATGGGTGTTTCTGTTGTCACTACAACATAGGAGGTGTAGCAATTGTCTTTAATTAAAATTAATGGTGTAGCAATTCCTACACCTTCGGATTATTCTGTTGGAATACAAGATATAAGCAAAGCTGAAAGAAATGCTAATGGAACCATGATCATTGAGCGTATAGCAACTAAAAGAAAGATTGAATTGTCATGGAAGCTTTTGAGCAAAGATGCATTAAGCCAAGTATTAAACTCGGTATCAGCTGTATTTTTTTCTGTAGAGTATATTGACCCACAAGAGGGGGCAACCAAGACAGGAACTTTTTATTGCGGTGATAGAAATTGCGGTATGCTTGACTTTGTGGATTCTATGCCACGGTATAAAGAGATCAAGTTTAATCTTGTAGAAAGGTAGGTGTATATAATGTACCCAGTAAGTAACGAATATAAGGCTGCTGTATATGCACCTATCCGTACTGCAAAGGCACGTGTAACCTTTGATATATCAGATACCACAGCCGCAGGAGATGTAAGCAGCATATCAACAACGCAGGAATCTTCCATAAGTGATAAACAGCAACTAATAAATAAGAAGAGAGAGCAGAGTTACTATCTAGCAACGTGGGAGCCTAATAGATTCAAGCTTGATGGTAGCTTTTCTTTCCCTGATGACAATTTATCAGCTAACAAAGAATTGGGTTTCTGCAGCAATGCCTTATGCGATGAAAATGGAGTTTTTAATCCATATGAAACAGTTACTTTTAATTTTAACTCTAATCATTCATCCATGGGACTTACAATAACTTTTGATGTGCTAAGTAATGAATATGCTACAGACTTTACAATAACTGCCTATGATGAAAATAATGCGGTTATAACTTCAGTTGATGTCACAGAAAATACCTTAGTTCAATGCACACCAGTAGGGCAATTATACCAATACAGGAGAATTGATATAACTGTAAAGAAATGGTGCAAGGGCAATAGAAGGTGCAGAATACTTGAGGTTGATTTTGGAGTTGTAAGAGTGTACCAGGATGATAATTTGATTAAGTTATCACTTATAGAAGAATTAGATCTAACAACCGGCACACTTCCAAGTGCAGAGTTTAAGTTCACTGTAGATAATTTAAACAGAGAGTTTAATATTTTAAATCCTCAAGGTTTTTATAAGTTTCTTCAGCAAAGGCAGCAAGTTATTGCAGAGCTAGGAGTTGAAACTGAATCATCAACAGAATACATTCAGCTTGGTGATTATTTGCTGTTAGATTGGACAAGTGATGAAGGCTCACTAACAGCAACATTTACAGCCAGGACTAATTTAGATTTGATGAGCAGTTTTGATTATGAAAACTTAGTTCCTAAGGCTGATTATAACCTCTATCAATTAGCAGTAGATGTATTTACTATATGTGGGATAAAAAACTATGAAATAGATGAATCCCTTCATGGAATAAGCACAAGCGCATTAGTAGAAAAGGCTAATTGCAAAACCGTGCTCCAGATGATAGCGATAGCAGGATGCTGCAATATATTTGTATCTAGGGGAAATAAGATAATTTTAAAATCAAGTTACCCTAATTTAAATACCTCAGTTGATACTATTGACCTAGACAATGCTTATAAAGAGCCTCAGATTGCTTTAGATAAGATTGTAAAATCTGTTGAGGTAACTTACTTTACTGACCTTTCCACTAAGTCAACTGTAAGCATTAACAACTCAGATGTATCTATTGGTGAGGTTTTAAAGCTTGAGAAAAACACACTTATTAACGAGGAGTATCAAGCTGTTAATGTTGCTGCTTGGATAATAAAACAAAAGAATTACAGAGCTATATACACATCAAACTGGAGGGGCAATCCAGCACATGAACTAAACGACATAGTTAAAATCCAAGATGGCTATAAACAAAATAAAAATGCTATAGTGACTAAAAATGAATTGACATACCAGGGCTACCTTAGTGCGAAGACAGAAGCAAGGGGGTTGACTAACATTGCCGGTTAGCATTTTAAAACCGCAGATAAATAGTGTTACAATTACCCCAAATCCAGTAAATGCAAATACAGCCTTTTTCATTGCTATTAGCGTTTCGGAAGTAGAAGTTGTTCTGGAACCTATTTTAATTTATAGCGGAACTTTCGCATGCGGTGAAGATGGCGAGATTTAGGAAGGAGAGTTTAAATGGCAATAAGCACAGTAAGAGTGCTGATAAATGGTACTTATTATGACCTTGTTTATAATGGATCAACAGGCAAGTATGAAAAAAACATAACAGCTCCGAATACAACTTCTTATAATGTCAATGCAGGACATTACTATCCTGTAACGGTTGAAGCAACAAATACTGCAGGAACTAAGAAAACAGTTAATGATGCTGATGCAACTCTTGGCGCTAGTTTAAAATTAATTGTCAAAGAAAAGGTTGCTCCAACTATAGGCATGACTTCACCAGGAGCAGGAGCCTATGTCACAAATTCTAAGCAGCCTATAGTGTTCCAAATACGAGATGAACCTGGCGGTTCAGGAATAGATCTATCTACCTTAGCCTTAAAAATTGATGGAGGCGCTTCAATAGTTAACGGAACTGCAGGTTTGGTTTGCACTGCAGTAACAAATGGTTATGACTGCACATATACACCGCAGACAGCTCTTAGTGATGGAGCTCATACAGTCACTATCAATGTTAAGGACTTTGATGGTAATGCAGCAACGCAATTAAACAGATCATACACAGTAGATACAGTTCCACCGATTTTAAATGTTACTAGTCCAGCAAATAATCTTATAACAAATAATGCTTCTGTAGTTGTTCAGGGTACAACAAATGATGCAACCTCAAGTCCTGTATCAGTTACTATAAAACTAAACAATGTTGACCAGGGAGCTGTGACAGTTACTAGCGGAAACTTCTCAAAGGCGATTACACTTGCTGAAGGAACTAACACCATTGTTGTTACAACTACTGATGCTGCAGGAAGAACTACAACAGTAACTTTAACGGTGACTCTTGATACAAGTGTTCCAAATATATCAGCTGTAAGCATAACTCCGAATCCTGCGGATGCAGGAGCAACAGTGCTGATCTCAGTAACGGTGACAGGCTAATGAATGAGCAAGTATCAGTTAGACTAACCTCAGACATAAGCTATGTCTATGGAACAGTTAATGGAATTGAAGCAACATTCATTCTTACAGTAGAGAACACTTGGACAGCCACTGTTGAGAAGTCAGTTAATGGGAAGTATGCAATATCTATCACAGCTTACAACAACTTAGGAACTTCAACCAATTACAACACTGTGCTATTTAAGCTTGAGGGGTTAATTCCCCTTAAGCTTAATTGGACAAGTGAAGATTATTACAGCGCAGAGGATTTTAACAGAGTTGAAGCAGATACTCAATTTATTGCTGAGTTTCTAAGAACTATGAATTATAGTGTGCCTGAGTTAAATGCAAAAACTGATAGAGATGAAAGCAGCATAGATTTTATACCAAGTATAAATAGAGTTGAAGCTAATATTGATATCATAAAAAATAGCTTTATCACACCTACAGGTTGGCAGAATAAAAAGTTGTGGTCGGTAGGTATAAAGTTTGATTTCAGAGATGCTAACAGGCTGGAGAATAATCTTCAGATTCTTTATTCATTAGCTGTAATTGCAAAAGAGAACTTAATATACAGCGGAACATTCAGCTGTGGAGCTGAGTGGGAGGGAGGTTTATATTAATGGCTAGAATTTGGAAAGATAGGATAGTTGAAAAACCAAGAACTTTTACTATTCAAAACAATTCAGACGGTACAGTGACTTTAATACCAGCACCAGGTGCGATAATTGAAACAGGTACACCAGTAAATGCTGCAGCATTAAACGGAATTGAGACTGACTTGGCAAATATGACGGCTAAACAAAAAGATATAGAAATACTCTATTGGATGGGAGGGGTTTAACTTGGCTAATACACCTAAAAAGATTTATGTTGGTACTCCAGGAACATCAAGCGCCACAATTTATACAGTACCGGCAAGTACAACAACAATAGTAAAGAATATTGTTATGTGCAATACAACATCTTCCAATGCTGTTATTACTGTTGCTACGGGAGGCAAAAACATAATAAGTTCTTACTCAGTGGCAGCCAATGATACGGTTACTATAGACTTATCACTGATACTTGCTGCAGGAGATACAATAACAGCAGTTCAAACAACTTCAAACGCTATAAATCTATTCTTAAGTGGAGTGGAGGTGGTATAAGATGGGGGTAAATAAATTAATTACTCCAAGTATATCAAAGCCGTCCTCTTTATATGTTGGTTCGGTTTCGGATACAACGGGAGTTGCAACTTATAAAACTGCTTTAAACGTCTCAGGTTCCGGCAGTTGTATAGGATTACTCTTTAATATAACTAATGCCAGGACATCAGTTACTGTACCTTGCAAAATTACTGTCGATGGGGTGGTACAGCCAGTGTTTAATGTGATGACAAGCGGTTCGCTTAGTTCTAATTTTAAATTCAATTCAAGTTTCAAAATTGAACTTAGTCCACAAGCCGTTGGGTATTATGCAAGTTCAAGTGATGAGAGTTTATCTTATGCTACTACTACTGCAACTGCTATTGCTTCAATAGCTTTGAATTAGGGGGGATATATATGCCAGAAGCTGGAATAGAGAACAACAAAATAATAACCGAAATTACTACAGAAAGTGGTCAAAATGTTATTATAACAGTCGGAATTGTTTCTGAAGAGACTCATGTTATTAATTTACAACCTTCTATAGAAGAGCGAATTCAAGATATAAAAAACACTCTAGATATTCTACTTCTTAAGCAGGAGGGGATTTTATAATGAATGAGTTATATATCCAAAAGCTCATAAGTCTAATCAGCACAGGATTAATTAAAGAAGATGATATAAAGGTTGAAGCTTATAAAATAGAAGTTCATGATAGGCTAAATCCTCAGCCAGATACGGAGAACACTCTTTAATAGGGTGTTTTTCATTTTATATGAAAGGGGGATAGATATAGCAATTGAATTAGGGAAATACAATATCAATGATGTACTTGGAAACAGGATATTATTCACACTAATCATAAATTAAAATTATCATCTAATATTTTGGTTAAAATAAAGGGATTCAAACTTCCTTGTCGAAAATATTATTCATTAATTATATTATAAGGGAGTTGTTTAGTTTGCATGAGGATATAGAAGTTTATTTTAAAAATGGGCCTAATTATTGGTGCGATAAATTAATTAGTGATCTGGAAGATGAGTACTTAGTTAACATTATGGTTGGATATATTTGCAGAAGACTTTGGCATTATAGAGATGATAAGGATTTAAAATTGACTAAGAGTAATATAAAAAATGAGCTGCGTAAAAGAAACTTAGAACTAAAAGTAAAGTATGAATTGGAAAAAAATTATGATAGGTACATTTATTAATCATTTACTTATTAATCTATAATTGGTAAGCAGTTAAATTAAGTATAATTTTGAGCTATGCAAGCAAAACTTACGTCGTTTTTGGAACATAGGTTGTAACTATCATAAAAAATGAATATATGAATTTTGAGAGCTGCCGAAGCTCTTTTTTATTTCTAAATATTGAGAGGTGTATTAAATGAAAAAAGAAACATTAAATGCTGTGATCGCAGCTCTAGGAACTTGCTTTACTGCTTTGTTTGGGGCATGGGATACTGCCATTGGAGTTCTCATTCTCTTTATGGTATTGGACTATATTACAGGATTTCTTGGAGGAGTGGTTAATAAAACTCTAAGCTCTGCAGTGGGCTTCAAGGGTCTTCTTAAGAAGTTTACTATCCTAGTAGTACTAATTGTAGCTGTATCCTTAGACAGGCTGCTTAATAGTGGCTCTTGGGTGTTTAGAACACTTGTATGTTATTTCTATATTGCTAACGAGGGAATAAGTTTAATTGAAAATGCTGCAAAGATAGGGCTTCCGGTACCAGATAAATTACTTACAGTATTGGCCCAATTGAAGGATAAAAGCAATCCTACAGATTCGCAGAAAACTAGTGGCAGCATAAAATAATGCGGGGTGAATATTATGTCTAAATGGCAATGGTGCTTAGAAAATGAAGAAACAGGCGAGTTATTAAAAGGCTGGCAGAAAGTTGACGAGAAGTGGTATTACTTTAAACCTAATGGAGCTATGGCAACAGGATGGATTCAGGACAATGGAAAATGGTATTACCTTGAGAGCAACGGAATAATAAAAATTGGCTGGCTCAAGGATAATAACAAGTGGTACTATTTAGGTGCGGATGGAGAAATGCTGGTTAACTGCAGCTCTGTCATAGATGGCCAAGCTTTTAGCTTTGATGCCTACGGTGCTTTATTAGAGAATCCCAGTTCAGTATCGAACAAGCTAGTTGACTTCGTAAAGAGCTATGAGGGCTTTAGAGCTAATGCTTATTATGATGCTGTAAGTGTCAAAACTATAGGTTATGGTACTACTAAAAAGGAATTTGTAGCTTTAGGCACAATTACAGAGGCACAAGCTACGGAATTTCTAAAAGAAGAGATTAATGCTATGGCTAAACAAATTAAAGTTGACCTAGACTCAAAGGGAGTTACCTTAACTCAAAACCAATTTGATGCGTTATGCTCCTTTGCTTATAACTGTGGAGTAGGTGCTCTTTTAGAAAGTTCACTATATAAAAGGGTTATAAGTGGCGTAAGGGACGTCAGCCTTAAGGATAACTTTACAGCATGGTCTAAAGCTGGAGGGAAAACACTACAAGGTCTACTGAATAGAAGAATTGAAGAATATCAAATGTTTACTAATGCGGACTATGCAAGGAATTTATAGTTGAAAATGCAGAGTGTCAATAATATTGCAAGCCTAGAGGGAGAAATCCTTCTAGGCTTTTTCTATTTTCGAATGATTTTAAGGCAATTGGGCTGTGATTCATAACTGAAAAAATGTTTTTAAAATTCAAATTACTTGAATCAAAGTATGAATTTTATCATGATAACGTAGAAAGAATAAGCTCTTATTGAATAGAAGTTTATACAAGTGCTCATAATTAAGATACGATAGATAATAAGGAAGTGTATACATGAATTTCAAATTTAGAAACGTATTCATACTGACTTTGATATTTGCTTTAGCTGCGGCACTGCTAACTAACCCAAAGAAAGATAGTTATGTTAGCTGGATACAAGAAAAGGCAACTGAAGAAAGTACTAATACATTTGAGAAAGGGTTACTATCTTTAGTTACTGGACCGTTTATTCAGAATTCAACTCAGAGTAAAAACTATGTTGTATTCAGTATTTATGAAACTACCTTTCGTGATGAAAAGATGAAGGTATTAGGTATATTCAACAACTTTATACCTTTAAGCAGTGACGAGAAACCTGATGATGATAAGAAGCAAGGAGCTTAGGCTCTTTTCTTTTTTTGCTTGACATGCGAACGTATGTTCATTATAATATAATTAAGAAATTTATGGTAGGTGTAGTCATGAAGATTTTAGCGGTAGCTGTGGACATGGTTTGTTGGTTTGAAAAGACGGGTATTCCTCATCCAGTACGTTTTAAGATTGCTGCTGATGATGAAACTGAAGCTGTAATCAAGGTTGATAGAGTGCTTACACTAGACAAGGAAAGACTCGCAGGTAATGATATGCTTATATTCAAATGTCAGAGTGTGATTGGTGGCATACAAAAGGTTTTTGAGCTTAAGTACGAGCTAAAGACATGTAAATGGATTTTATGGAAGATGTGATTTGGGGGGATTCAGATGGAAGATAATTTAACACAAAAGCAAAGGAACTTATTGAAAATTATATGTAACTACATAGATGAAAAGAGGATATCACCGACTAACAGAGAATTAATGAACTTATTTGGTTTAAAATCAACTTCAACAATGCATGGTTACCTTAAAAGACTAAAAGACAAAGGATACATTACATGGCAGGAAGGTATGCCGCGGACTATACAGATATTAAAAACTTTTTAGGAGTGTTATTATGATAGAGATAAACTGTAGTAAGTTATATAAGATACCAATAACAATAAGTCTCCTTAATGAGTTTTATGAGATAGGTGAAGCTTTTGGCAGGAGAAATGCAACAGTTCATCAGATTTATAATATAAAGGACATATCTGATAAACTTAAAACTTCATGGTTAATGCAATATAATCGAGAGTGGCATGAAAATCTTTCGTCTACACTAGATCGATTAAGAGAAAAAGCGAATTTAAAGAATGAAAAGTATGTTATTACATATGACTTAGATTCCAGAGAAATAGTAGTTATAGATATACTTAGAAAAGATTACAAGCTTTTATGTAAAGAGCATAGCTATCTAGTTAAATTAAATATAAATAATAAACCCTGTTAATTTACTCAACGGGTTCCGTTTTGAGGTGCAAATTTTATTGTTAAAGTATATATTTAAAGAAATATATTGTATAATGGTCGTATGCTAATTTGGTTCGGAATTGTAAAATATGACGCACTATTTCTGGAGGATATAATATTGAAAAATAGGAAGAAAAATCACAAAAAACCACCATCAACTATAATCTTGGTTGCATCTATAGTAATTTTATTAATTGCCAGAAATATTGATATAACTAACATAGGTGATATGGATTTTGGGATTAAACAACTGACATACATAATAATTCTCTTACTTTCAATTGCGGCAATCGGTTATATACTAAAGCAAAGAGATTAGAATCCAATACTAATCGGTGCGTAATTTTCATATACGACGAACAAAAGGAAGACAATTATCGCCTTCCTTTTTCTTGTGAATTTGTGTGCGAATTTATCTGCGGATTTCATTGATAAGTTCATTTTTGCACCTCAAAATGGACCAATTGTAATGTACTAAAGGGATTACTATTTTTAACACATTTTTAACACATAAGTTATATATTAATATATATATTGGTAGGGTAATTTAGTGATAGGATTTAGTGATATCAATAGCTTTAGAGGTTTATATAGCTTAACAGGTTTCGCCTTTTCGAATCCAATGGTCGCAGGTTCGACTCCTGTCAGGCGCACCAAGGTATATAAATTTAAGGCTTTCCCAATTTAGGAAGGTCTTTTTTATATGCCAAATAACATTTTCATTTAGATATAAGAAAACCATAGTCTTAAACAAGGAAAGTTAAGTTTGATACTTCAAATATTTAATATATAGCGGTTAATAGAGATAGTCGCAGCAAGTTTTTGCGATTTCTGGGTATATGGTGTATTTATACTTCACATAATATTTTTTATGACTTTCATAGCTTGATGAAGGAGAGTAATGATGGACACAAGAATAAAGGTACCTTTTGACTATAAAACAAAAGAAGAGTTTACGACTAAATTGACGGACTGGATTGGTGATGTTTTTTACGATATTCTTCCGGAACACGGATATGAGGTCCGTGAGGAACAAATATATACTGCTTTTCAACTTGCGAATGCAGTTTGCGAAAAACAAGTGCATCTTGCTGAAGCTGAGGTGGGTACAGGCAAGACCTTTGCCTACTTGCTCACAGCAATTGCCTATGCCCGTTTTACTGGTAAACCTGCAGTGATTGCCTGTGCATCAACAGCGTTACAGGAACAGCTGGCAGGGCCCGAGGGCGATATTAAGACACTTTCACGTATATTGGACTTAGAGGTAGATGCCCGAATGGCGAAGGATCCTCGTCAGTATGTATGTGACGAGAGAGTCAGTGGAACCGGAGGAGTGTTTGGTGATACTACAGCCTCTGATGAAATTAATCAATGGTTATTGACTACTGAAAAAGGTGAACGCTCAGAAATGCCGCATATATCGGATCGTGAGTGGAAACAATTGGGATGGGATGAATCTATGCCCTGTGAAACCTGTCCTAGAAGCGGTTTTTGCAAGCTTGTTAAGGCAAGGGAACATTACAGGCCTGCTAGAGATTTAATTATTGCTGATCATGGAATCTTTTTTGAGGATTTGTGGACACGTGAGGACCGAATTGCAGATGGTAAGATGCCTATCCTTCCGGATTACTCGTTAGTCATTTTCGATGAAGGACATAAAGTCATGTTGCCGGCAGCTATGAGGGCAGGAAGGCATATTGATAAGGAGGATATAGATAATATTATCCTTCAAATAGAAGAAATCCAGGATGCAAGAATATCATTAGTTTCAATTGCAGCTGCCTTGGAAAAGGTCTCTTCTATTTTTTTTGGAACACTTAATAAGTGTATAATTGACGATGAGCAATCGGAGCGCATGTCGGTTAATATAGATGATGAACTACTTAATAAAGCTAATACTTTTCATAAGGCATTAGAAAGCTTATTGTTAGAGATACAAATTGAGGAAGAGCTGTACATAGAAGCCCTGCCAGCAAGCACGCTGCATACCTTTGAAATTCAAATAGAAAGATCAATTATGGCTTTAGACAGGTTTGGCAGGAATAAAAGCAGAGATGCTATTACTTGGGTAGATAGAGCTAGTGGCAACTTTTGGGTAGTTCCACGTAATCTGAACAAGCTGCTGGACAAATACTTGTTTCAGAAGAAAATACCAGTGGTGTTTACTTCCGGAACACTAAGTAATGAGGGTGACTTTAGTTACTTTATTAGAACTCTTGGCTTAAAGGAACCATCCAGGGCTACTGCTGGAAGCCCCTTTGATATTGAGGAAAAAGTTGTTGTTTATTTGCTAGAACCATCGTCAGAGGATTCCCGTGATGCTAAGTTTATTGGTAAAGTTGAACAGTTGGCAGCCTTACTAAAAGAAAATGAAGGGAGTGCTCTGGTGCTTGCCAACTCCTTAAATGAAGTCAGGAAAATCAGAAAAGAGCTTAGTAACTATCAATTGCCTTTTGAAGTTTTGTGGGAGGATAAGGGTGAGCGGGGATACCTTGTTAGAAGGTTTCGGGAAGAAGAGTCCTCCGTTCTGGTTGGTGCTCATTTTTGGGAGGGAATTGACGTACCTGGTGAGTCGTTAACTCTTGTTGTAATTTGGCAGCTTCCCTTTCCATCTTTGGACCCTTTGATTGAAGTACGGCGTAAAGAAGCAGAGGAAGAGGGAATGGATCCTCTTACAGTGGTAGATTATCCTGAAATGGGCTTGAAGCTAAAGCAAGGCTGTGGCAGATTAATCCGAACTAAGGATGACCGAGGAGCAATAGCTGTCCTGGAGCCCGTAACAGGAACGACCTGGGAAAAGGTTGCTATTGGTGCGCTTCCAAAAGGGGCTAAAATTAAAACAATTTCAAAAAAAATTTAAAAGAGGCGTTTTAAGAGTTTATTCTCCCTGGTACCAGGTACCCTTGCTGTTAATGATAACTTAATTTGAATTTTATATGGTAGAATTTGTTTGAGAATTCGCTCATTTATAGCTATAATAAAAAGTAGAAAATTAATGATTAGCATAAAAAAGTGAGAAAAACAGGGGGAGTTATCATGACAAACATGCTATATGAATGTTTTGTTGCAGCTGTGGAAACCTTGAGTTTTACCAGCGCTGCACAAAAAATACATATTACGCAGCCCGCATTTAGTAGAAATATTGCCACGCTGGAGAGTGAATTTGGATTTCCTTTGTTCTGGCGCAGTAAGCAAAATGGATTGCGTGTTACACCTGCAGGACTTGCCATGTATAATGGTCTAAAGAAAATGGAAGAAGAGTATATGGAGCTTTTGAATCATGCAAAGAGTATCAACAGGGGGGAAGAAGGGCAACTGATAATAAGTATCCTGAGTGGATGGTGCATGGATAGTAAGACTGTCAGCCTGATTCATGAATTTAGGAGACGGTATCCTCAGGTTGAGGTAATTTTGAAAAGTTGCACTTTAGCTGAGCTTTTAGATAGTGTGGAGAAAGGGAAAAGTGATGTCTGTTTTTCTTCTGATGTTACAATAAAAAATCGGGAAAATTTATTGTATCAATTTGTTTATAGTGTAGAAAGTTATTTAGCCGTACCGGCAAGATTAAAATGTGATAAGGAAAAAACATATGAATTGAAGGATTTTCAAGATGAAGTTTTCTTATTGTCTAAGGATGCACCGGAAATTAATACGTTATTTGTAGAAGCATGCCGTCAAGATGGATTTGAACCTAAGACAAGGATGGCGCCTGACTACGAAACAAAGATGCTTTGGGTGGAAATTGGACTAGGATTAGCAGGAAATAGTAAAGAACATTACATGAAGGATAGTAAACATGTAGATTTTATAAAAGTGAAGGATTTGCATGATATTGGGTATACTTTGGTCTGGAACAAGGAAAATTATAATCCTGCCATTGCGTTGTTTTATTCTATATTAGATGAAGTTATGACTTCATAAATTATTAGCATTTCACCAACTTAATTTCCTTTGATATATTGTGATTATATCAAGAGAAAGTGAGATGGTGTTTTTTTTATGGAAAAAATGACAAAACCAAAAGTACCTGTTACAGAAGATGACAAACAAAAATCCTATTACAAGTATTACCTTATGGATATGGCATCTGTTGCACCTGAAAAAATGGGGAAAGTATTTGGAGGACCCATGAATCTCATGAAAACGTTGTTATTTGCACAGCGAAATCGGCTCTTTGACCCAGGATATTTTGATGAGGAAATTGGATATTGCGTTCTACCTGATGGAACCGGATATGTCTCAGATTTAAATTATATGCCAGGGGTAACTGCTGAGATGATTGACTGGTGGTTTGCATGGAGAGGCCTAGATCCGCTTCGCTATGTAATCAGCAATCCGGAAGATCATATTCAGGCTGTTACGATGCAGATGGACAAAGTGAGAGATCCAAAACTTAATTATAGTGAAAAATATTGGGATACCACACAGATTGTTGTGAAAAAAAGTGAGATTGGTCCGGAGGCGGAATTTTTGAACTTTAAATGCCCGGCAGATTTAGGCTTTGATATGGATAAAATAGGAACAGAATATTGTTCTACAATGGTGTGTGCAAGAGGATATGGAAAGGGAAATCCACCATTTGCAAAGCCGGACTACTTGGTATGTCACATGGTGCGTGATGTAGAGGGTGGAGTAGAAGTAAGAACGAGATATTGGCTTGGATGGACTGTTCGTTATGGAAAGGATTACAAGGAGTTACCAGACGGTTTCCGCATGCCTCCTATGTTGCCTATGGGAACATTGATTCAGAATATGAAGGAATGGACCAATCTTGCAGCCATTCTTCCGCAGCTATATGTAGAAGAAAAAGAAAATTTTTAAGGGGGGGACCAATATTGATTAATACAAATCATAAAATTAATTTTAATCCTGAAAACTGTGTTGGTTGCAAATTATGTTATAAAGCTTGCTTTATAGATGTAATTAGATGGGATGACGAAAAAAGGCAGCCTATCTTCAAATATGTGGAGGACTGTGAACATTGCAATTACTGCGAGGTGTCATGCAAAAAGGGATGTATTGAGGTAATTCCTGATTTTAGTAGTCAGAGTTTTAGACAGAGCTTCGATAGATATCGATAATGGGGGAGGAAGATATATGGGACAGTTGCAATTGGAAGAAATCAAACAGTTCGTAGATATCCTTATAGTTGGTGGTGGAATTGCTGGATTAACAGCAGCAATATCTGCCAAGGAGAAGAATCCGGAAGCAGAAATATTAATTGTAGAGAAGCAAACTGCCGGATATGGTGGAAAGGCAAATAAGGGCGGTGGTGTACTGCAATATTTTGACTTGAAAAACACTACACCAGAGATATTTACAGAATATCATGCACATGCTGTAGGTTGTTATTTAGGTAATCAAAATCTCTTGAAAAAGTATGTGGCTATGAACAATGAAATGATTGATCGTTTAGAGTCATGGGGAGTAACGATTCCTAAGAAGAGAATTCCAACAGGTCCGATGACTTATATTATTGGTGTAGATTTGAATATTACTATACAGATGCGAAGAAAGGCAGAAAAACTAGGCATAAAAATTATGGACAAGGTTACTATTTCTGATTTGTTGACAAATCAGGAGAGAATTGCAGGTGCTGTAGGTTATAGCATACTGGATGGTACGTTTTATACCATTATGGCCAAAGGTGTGGTTCTTGCAACTGGAAGCCAGAATTATCGTATTGCACCTATGTGGAGCAGTGGAAGAGGAGATGGTATTGCAGCAGCGTATCGTGCAGGTGCTCAGATGCGAAATCCTGAGTTCGGAAATTTTGCTCAGTTTTATAAAGTACATAGTCATCAAGAAGTTGTATTTGGCGAAAATAAGATGTACAACGCTTTGGGAGAGAATATTACAAAAAACTTCCGTCGTTTTCCAGAGGCAGATATCAGTGCAACTGCTGTTCGTGAATGGTATGAACAAATGTCTGCAGGGAAAGGTCCGATTTATCTTAAGATAGATGATAATGGAAACGGTTTGATGAGTATCTGGGAACGCCCATATGGAGTACCATTTTGGAAGGCAGATCATGGAAAAGCAGAGGGCCTTGACCCAGAATGCGAAGTAATACCAGGGCTTGTCGGCGAACAATCGCCTGTTAAAGTTGGAGAGGACATGCAAAGCACCATTGAAGGTATGTATGCTGCAGGGGATGTATGCTACTGTGGTTCTGCTTCGCCGGGAGCGGTGCCGGCACCTCCAGGACGTAATCGTGGTTCGGGAATTTTAAATGCTGTTTTTGCTGGTATTATCAGTGGTGAGGCAGTAGCTGATTATGTTATAAAAGCAGAAGCACCTACGGTTAATCAGGACCAGGTGAATAAATGTAAATACAATGCATATGCACCATTATTATGTGAAGAAGGAATTACTGCAATAGATGTTATCGATGAAGTACAAAAATTACTGTGTCCGGTAGAAAACAGTATTTATATGTCTCAGAACCGCCTGAACATTGCATTACGTAAGCTTGATACAATAAAAGAGATGGTAAGTAAAATGAAAGCAGATGATTATCATGGGTTATTATCCTGCCATGAGGCAGAGGCCATGGTATTATGTGCAGAGATGCAGCTAAAAGCAGCTTCCATGCGTAAAGAGTCTAGAGGATGGTTTCTTAGAGAAGACTATCCACTTATGGATAATGAAAACTGGTTAAAATGGATTATTGTAAAAAATATAGACGGTAATATGGTATTAGATACAGAAGATGTACCTATTGAACAATACGATGTTCAACCACCTAGATTTTAATGCGGAGGATGATAAATATGGCAAATAGAGTGTGTGAGGTATTAGGAATTAAGTATCCAATTATTCAGGGAGCAATGGCATGGACGTCCATGGCTCCATTGGTAGCAGCAGTGTCCGAAGCAGGTGGTCTTGGGGTTTTAGGAAGTGGGTTTATGCCAAAGGATGTTATCATAGGCCAAGCTCAGGCAGTGCGTTCCATGACTGATAAACCTTTTGCAGCAAATCTATTTTTGGATCCAGGACCACAGCTTGAAATTGGAACTGAAGCAATTATTGAAGGTAAAATTCCAGTGGTTTATATTGATAGCCTGAATCTTCTTGATTATGATATAGCAAAAGAGTACTACGGCAGATTTCATGCTGCAGGTTGCAAAATTATTGCCAAGATTAATTATCTAGAAGATGCACTTGTGGCAGAAAAGGCTGGCGCAGACGTTATTATTACAAAAGGTATGGAGGGTGGAGGACACTGTACAAAGGTAAGTGCACGGGTACTCTTAGCAGAGGTTACGGAGGCAGTGACTTCAATACCGGTGGTAGCATCCGGAGGCATTGGAATACCAAGGCAGGCAGCAGCATGCACAGTATTAGGAGCAGAGGGAATTGAAATGGGAACTGCTTTTATGGCAACTAATGAGTGCCCAGTACATATAAATGTTAAGAAAGCAATTGTAAATGCTATCGATAGAGATATAGTTGCGTGCGGTGCTTCTACAGGAGAACCTAGTTGGCAGATTCGAAACAAGTTGGCAGAGCGTCTGCTGAAGATTGAGGCAGAACATCCTACGGCAGAGGCTGCAGAGTTGGTACGCAAGAATGCAGAAGGTTCACTACGTATAGCTTCTATGGAAGGTGAAGTTGAAGAAAACGGAGCGGTTTTGGGTGGTCAGGTTGTTGGACTTATTCATAGAATAAAACCAGTAAAGGAACTGGTAGTTGATTTTTGTGACGAGTGGCAAGAATGGCTGAAGAAATCCTATCAATTATTCTAGAGTAGGGGTGTAATATTATGATTAATACAACAAATAAAAGTATACCAAACATAACCGATGCAACAAAGGAATCCACCAACCTAAGTCCAATGAGGGTTAATTTCATCCTATTCGCTATTATATTTTGTATGTTTGTACTGGGCTTTAGCATGTTTAAACTATTGCCCATGCAGGCAGCAATTCAGAGCTATTTTAATATAAAAGTCAGTGCTTATGGATATTTGAACACTGCACAGAATTGGTTCGTAATTCTTTTTACTGTTCCTGTGGGTTTTTTGATTCGTAAAATTCCGTGTAAGTGGAGCATGCTTCTTAGTTTTGTATTATTACTAGGTGGTTCTGTTATTCAGGTGGTTACTTCAAATTATATTTTGTTTGTAATAGGACGTATGCTAGAGGGCGGTGGCTACGGTTTTATGGCTATAATCGGTTATAGTTTGACTGCCAATCTTGTACAGCCCAAACGTATTGGTTTCTGGATGAGCTTCTTGGTTACACTGGGAATGCTAGGACAAGTAATTCATACCAATGTTGCCACTTGGATGATGCTGACAAGGGGAAATTCATTTCAGTATGTATTTATAACAATAATTATATTACAGGCGGTTTGTCTGATTGTATGGCTTATTGCTGTTCCTTCCACTGTTAAAGTAAGTGGAACTGCCAGCAGTGTAAAGCCTACAAGAGAACAGACGTTGAATGTTTACAAAAACTCGTCTAATTGGCTTGTAGCTGTGGCACTGATATTCTTCAATATTGCAATTGTATCCTTTAGTGCATATGTAATTCAATACCTAATTATGCGTGGTATGAAACCTGATCAAGCAGCAGTTACCTATGGATATACCAGTCTTATAGGAATCGGAGCTATGTTGGCATTTGGATGGTTATCTGATAAGTTTAAAACAAAAAGAAAACTGGCAATCCTATCCTTCTTTTCAGGAATTCTTGCATTGCTTCTTTTGCTCTATTTGCCTATCGGAGCAATCATGATTTATGTGGTTGTGTTTGGGACACTTCCTCGTTCTGTAGCAGGTATGAGCTCTGCCTGTGCACCTGATATTGCAGAAGTGCCTGCAGATATACCTATTGTAAACTCCTTCAGGAATACAGTAAGTCAGCTTGGTGCAGTAATAGGAGGAATTGGATTAGGTTATGTATTACAATATTTTGGCTATGAAGTAGCAATTTACATGCTGTGCGTAGGAATGGCAATAGGTGGATTCTGTTGGGTTTTTGCGAAAAAGATTCCGTAAGTTTTCTAGAGAAAGGAGATTGTTTATGGCTTTAATATTGACAGAAGAGGAGAAAAATTCTCCTTTATACAAATACCTTCAGATGGATATTGAACCTGTACCTAAAGAAAAATTTCACCAGATTATGGAGGGGACATTTGATCCTTCAGATGCAATAATGCCAACAGAAATGAACCGGTTATTTGATGAGGGATATTTGGCTGGAGAATTCGGATGGTATCGATTGAAGGATAATGGAATAATGATAGCAAATTATACTCCTATGCCGGGAGTTACGCCAGAAATGTTTGACTGGTGGTTTGCATGGCATGGTCTTGATTCAATACGGTATAAAATCTGGGATAAGGATGATCATTATTATTGCAAAACGCGTAACCCAGAGATTGCACTAGATTCAAGTCTGTCTATGCGTGAACGTTATTGGAATACTACACACGATGTGAAGGAAGCATTACTAGACGGTCAGGAGCCAGTAAACATATGCTTGAACTTTGTACCTCCAGAAACTGTGGGATTTGATCCGGTAAG